CCGCCGACGGCGGCCCGGGGTTCGTAGAACTCGGGGGCGACGCTCAAGAACTGGTCTCGCCACGGAACACCGGAGGCCCGATCGCGAGAAATTGTGCATCTTTTTGTCATTTCGCGCTCCTTAAGGCATTATTCAATGCAGATGAAAACTCTCGCGCAGCCTTTTTGTCGACGATCTTCTCCGCCGTCCCGCGCAGATCGAACATCCGCCGATACTGCGCCCCTTTGACGAACAGGAACACCGGCGCCACGTCCGCTCCGTGCGTGCCGCGTTTCGCCCATATGCCGGCCGGCAGGTTCTGCACGCGGCCATTGCGCCATGCTCCGGCTCCCTGCCATGTCCCGCGGCCACGAGAGACGAAATACTGCACCCCCTGAATCGTCACGTATCCGCTCGCTCCTCGGCGCTTTTTTGCTAGCCGAGCTTTGCTCTTTGCCGTCATGTTGGCTCGGTATCCCGTCTCGCCGAATGCGCCGAAATATGAGATCAGCCGGGTGATGAGCGCCGCCTTTGGGTTGCCGTAGATGTCGAGCGGGTTCGCCCAGGAGTTCGCCGCAGCCACCATGCGATAACCTGGCAACAAGATGCCCGCTTTGAGAAACGCCCCCTCCATTTTTTTCCAGTTGCGCGATCCGCCGGCGAAGAGATGCGCCAACACCTTCGCCCACGGGTTACCTTTGCTTGGCGCGTCGGTGCGCAAAAACACGCGCGCGGTGAGGTTGTCGCGCGTCGCCTTCGTCCAGTTCATGGCGCGCAGCGTGTAACTCGTTGGCCCGCCCTGTATTTTCTCTCGCATCTGCTGCGTCATGTCGTTGCGGGTTGCCTGTGCAAGCCGCGTGAGCATGAGCGCGGCAGCGAACCGCATTTGTTTGTCGAGCGACAGCAGCGCCTTCACGTCGCCGGATAGTTTCGCTGAGACGGTCATCGCCGCCCGTTCCTGCGCTGCGCCTCATTGATCCGGTCCCGGCACCGAGCGCAGAGCCGATCGACCAGACGCGGCGACTCCTCCCCGCAGTCCGCGCACTCGCCCGGCTCCCCCTCAGGAATCGCCGCCGCTGCACGGCGCACCGCGGCGAGCGAGGATTCCGTCTCGATGGCGGCGTATTCGTTGGCCACGTCGATGATGTCTGTCATTGTTCATCCCCTATGAGCGATCGCGCCACCGCCGCCCACGCGTCCGGCGTGCCCTCGACGGTCCATTCGTATCCATGCCATCCATTCCCCCCGAGCGCTGCCGCCAGTGGCCACACGCAGCGCCAGTCATGGCGATCGAGCCGGTAGAACAGCACCGGCAGCCCCGCGCCCGTTTTTCGTGCCTGCTCTTCGGCCTGGTGCCACCAGACGCGGATGTCCCCGCGCGCGGCCTGCCGGCGGCGTTTGACCTCGATCACCCAGCCATCGATGCCCTCGATGTCGCTGTCGCCCTCGTGCTGCCGCACGCGCCGCTTTACCTCGATGCCGAGTAGCGTGCGGATCATGGATGCCACCTCGCGCTCGCCGCGCTTGCCCTTTTCCCGTTGTGCTGCGCTCATCATTCGGTCTCCGGTTTGTTGTACTCCCACGCCTGCATCAGCCACTCGAGCCGTTTTTCAACGATCTCGACCGCCGTCCTCGCCCACAGCTCGCATCCATGCGGATAGCGCGCGCTGAGGTAGCGCCACGATGCGCCATCGCGCGATGCCCGGCATAGCCCTAGCCCGTGCCGCGCGATCTCTGGAGGCGCATCGCGCAGGCTCCAATTCACGCATTCGACGCAGCGGACCATAACCATGATCAAAAATCCCCCGAAAACGGCCTTAAAACGGCCTGTGTGCCATTTTCTCTTCGTTACCCAAGTCACCCTACGTACCCTCACAGCGGAACGCTCTGCGGCCACGATTTGCGCCTCGCCGGTTTGCGCTCCTCGCGCGCCTCGCGCAGCATCTCGCGCACGCTCGCATCGGCGTCCCCAAACCGGCTGTACTCGGCCATGAACACGAGCGGAACCATGCCGGTCGGTCCCTGGCGGTTTTTGCGAATGAGCGCCTCGGTCACCCCGCGATGCGGCGTCTCGGGGTGGTAGTAGTCGTCGCGGTAGAGCATGAGCACCACGTCGGCGTCCTGCTCGATCGAGCCGCTGTCGCGCAGGTCGGAGAGGATTGGACGTTTGTCCGGCCGCTCTTCGGGTTTGCGCGAGAGCTGCGACAGCAGCACCACGGGGACGTCGAGCTCGCGCGCCATGAGTTTCATCGCGCGGCTGATCTGGCTCACCTCCTCGTTGCGGCTCGACCCGTCGCCAACCATGAGCTGCAGGTAGTCGATCACCACGAGGTCAAGGCCATGCTTGCGCTTGACCTGCCGAGCGCGCGCGGCCATCTGCGCCGGGGTGAGCGTGCTCGATTCATCGATGAGCAGACGCGCCGGTTTGAGCCGGGTTGCGGCGGATTGGATTTTGTCGAGGTCATCCTCGCTCATGGTCGGCGAGTGGATCTTCTGCATCGGGATGCGGCCGATGCTCGCCATGGCGCGCACGGCAAGCTGGCGCGACCCCATCTCCAAGGAAAACACGAGCGAGGTTTTGCCGGACAGCGCCACGTTCTCGGCGATGTTGAGCGCGAGCGCCGTTTTCCCCATCGACGGCCGCGCCGCAACGATGACGAGATCGCCGTTTTTCATCCCGCCGAGCATGCGGTCGAGGTCGGTGAATCCCGTTTTCAGGCCATCGACCTCATGGCCGCGCTCGATGCGCGCGTGGATTTCGGAGACCACCTCCGGCAGGATTTCGCCGATCGCGCGAGGCTCGCTGCCGTTGCCGGCGTCGAGAAGTTCGGTGAGCGCGGTGATCGCCTCGTCGATGCGCTCGCGCGCCGGACGGTTTGATGGGTCGGCAGCGATGCCGGCGATCCGCTCGATGGCCGCCGAGAGCTGGCGCAGGCGCGATTTCTCGTAAATTATCTTGGCATAACCACGCGCATTCGATCCCCCCGGCGTCTGGTTCGCCAGTTCGGCAAGGTACGCGATACCGCCAACGGCCTCGGCGTGTCCTGCCGCGCTGAGGTGCTCGAACACGGTGATCACATCGGGCTCGCCGCCAGCGGAGACGATTTTCTCGATCGCTCGCCAGATGAGCCGGTGCTCATGCCGGAACAGATCGCGTTCGGTTACGAGGTCGGCAACGGAATCCCATGTGGCCGCGCCGGTGAGCAGGATTGCGCCGATGAGCGACTGTTCGGCCTCGATCGCCTGGTGCATGGGGTTAGCCATGGGCCACCTCCAGCTCGCGGACGAGCAGTTTCCCTTTGCCGGTCAGCGCCAGGCTGCCGTCCGATGCCACGCACCACAGGCCGTACCAGTTCTCGCGCACGGCGTTGAGGAAAACGTGCCTCCAATCGCGGTAGCGCTTCCTCTGGTACTGCGGGTCGTGCAGGTAGCGGTCGGTGAATTTCTCCCATGCCATTGCCACCCAGTCGGCAGGAATCCCAACGCGATCGCAGTACTCCCAAAGCGGCTGGTAGTCGCGAACGGGCCTCTCCCCATTGGCCGTGATCACGTCGAGCCACTGCCGGAACGTGGATTCGTTGCGTTGCGTTTTCGGTTTTGCAGGAGGCGCAGGGGGGGCCGGCTCGCGCAGCGAGACGGTATCGGCGGCGTGGGCTGGAGGCGGCGTTTTTTCGCGCGCCCCCTCTCTTGTAGTCTCTGTCGTAGTCTCTGTCGTAGTCTCTGTTCTATATAGACAGTTTGGCGGATTCGTGCAGTCTTGTTTGGCGCTTTCGTGCAGTCTTGTTTGGCGCTTTCGTGCATTCTTGTTTGGCGCTTTCGTGCAATCTGCACTCATGATCCCGTGCTCGACGAGAGCGTCCAGAATGGCCTCTTCGTTGACGCGGTAATGCAGCTGTGCTGGCATGCCGCGGCGCTCTTCCTCGATGAACCCGAGCTCGCGTAGTTTGGCCCGCGCCGTTTCCTGCTCGCGGCGCGTCATCCCGGTTTCCTCTTCCCACTCGGCCATCGTCTTGTAGAACCACCCATCATCTTCGGTGGTCCTGCGCGACCAGTAAATTGCCTGGGATAGCATCAATGCCGCCGTGATGCTGCCTGTGATCGTCACCAACGGCCGATGAAATGCAATCGGCCTGTCGAATATCGATAACAGATTCATATCAACCCCCTTTCCTCTTCCATCTTCCGCACCCGGCGCGGTGACCGGCGCTGGATGAGTTCTGCCATGCGCTGCCAGTGGCGGCGTCGCTCGTCGTCGTTTTTGGCCTTCAGCATCCGGCGCATCTCTGCCCGGATCAGGAGTTCGTTGATCAGGTCGCGCATTCGGTCACCCCGCGATGAATTCGTATGCGTGGGTGCGCTGGCTCACTTCCATGAGCTCGGCGCACTGGGCGTCGTCCAGGTCTGCTACGTGCTCCATTGCCGCCAGCGGCCACAGGCGGGTTGGTGGGCGCCAGTCGTTCATCAGCCGGGGATACGTGAGCCCGCCGACCACCCGTGGCATGTCGAGCAGGTGGATGAAATTCCCGTAGGCCCTTTTCTCGCCCTCGTCCACGAACAGAATGAAGATCGGCATGGAGTGGCGCCGTGAAAACTTGATGTAATCTTGGTAGTGGCGCTCGGAAATTCCGGTGGCCGGCCAGCGGTTGAGCCGCGCTTTCGCCTTCACCTCCACCACGATCGCCTCCTGTTTGTTGCGCACGCACAGCATGTCGAACGTATGCGCCCCGTCGGTTTCAGGCCGGTAGACGATCCATCCCATGCTCTCGTAGAGCCGTTTGGCAATCAGCTCCCCAATCTCGCCCTTGCGCATCGCCGTTTGAAAACTTCGTGGTTTCGTTGCCAAACGATTCCCATCCATGACGTTTCTCGCGAGAAAAGAAGTCCAGTTTTCGCCCTCTGGTTACGGCCTCGACGAACTGGTAGAACGATTCGGGTTTGCGGCTGTGCTCGCGCCGCGGCTCACGCAAAATGTCGCGCAGCGAGGTATTGCTCCAGAACGGCCGTCCCCTGATCCCGATGAGGCAGAATTCGCACTGCATGCGCACCCACGCGCCCATGCCGATCCGCTCTTTGTCCCAGACCAACGTAGCCTTGTACTCGAAACCCCATGTTTTCATGAGGTTGAACGCATCCGGCAGGAAACGGTGGGTCGTCCACAGGAACAGCACACAATCATCTGCGGCGGGCAGATCGATTGCCGCGATGTCCTCGAGGCTCATTTCGGGATAGGGATTGGCGACGCGGCTGCCATTGGGGTCGTATTCGCGGCCATAGGGCCATGGCGGGTCGATGGCAATCACGTCGAACACGCCAGATGGCGCCTGAACGGCACCGGATTCGATTTCCGTTTTCTGCCGGGCGATGTCCTGCTGGAACCGGATCTTCTTCACGTCCTTTACCGACGCCGCCCCGTGCTCGACAATTGCCCTTGCCACTTCGCGCTGCTCTTCTTCCGGCATCCGGGCAATCGCCAGCAGATCGGTTTTCGATTCGGCCACCGGAGTCGAGCGCAATAGCTCGCGCACGTCTTCAGGGATGCGCGTGGCGATTTGGACGTCGCGGTAGATGCTCCGCTCGTTGGCTCCAGTTTTCTTCGCTGTATCTTCGACGAATGTCACTGACAAATTGTCAGTGACATTGTGTCCAAGGCTGCTGTGCATCCCGATCGCCTGCGCCACCCCTTTTCTCGTTTCCGGGTGCAATGCCTCATAGATGGCCTTTCTCCGCGCCAACTGCTCCGCGCGTTCGAGCGCGGTGAGCTCGTTGCGAACGAGGTTCTCGTCGATCTCTGCGAGCTCCGCGCGCATGTCGTCGGCCTGCACGATGCGCGCGTCGATCTCCTGCCAACCAAGCTTTCGGCACGCCTCCAACCGGTGCATCCCGGCCACCAGGCGGCGATCCTCGGTGATCACGATTGGTTGGAGCAATCCGAGCTCAGCGATCGACTCGGCCAGCGGCGTTACGTCGCCGAGCGAGCGTTTGCGCTCTCCGACGACGATCTCGGAAATGGGCACGCGCACGACGTCGCTCATGGATCACGCCCCCCGCAGCGATGCGCGCAGTTCGGTTGCCGCCTGCATGAGCTCGGCGAGTAGGTCGTCAAGTTCTTTGCGCTCCAGGGAATAGAATCGGCCGTCCTCTGCCGCGAGCGCCCCTGCGCCGAGCACAGATGAGGCCTTGCGCGTGAGCTCGAGGAACAGGCGGATGCTCTCGCCTGGCGAGCGGTGCTCGAACTCCATGTCGATCGGCACCTGCCCCACCAGGCGGCAGAGCTCAAACACGGATCGCTTGGCCTGGATGCGGGGGATGATCTCGAGCAGCACTCCGAGCGACGGGGGAGAGCTCGCGAGCTGGTCGGGGTTGATGGCGTTGGCCAGCGTGAATTTGGTCACGCCGACCCGTTCGGCGACGGCGGTGATCCCGCCGGGGAAGCCTTTGCAATCCGCCTGCAGGGCGAGGAAGAAGGATCGGAACTCTTCTTTTGGCGAGCGTGGCATTTTCACGATAACCCTCCGGGTGGTTTGTGCTGTGTTTGGTGCCCCTCGCGTCTCTTCATGAAAAAAGCGCGGCGCCGGCGTTGCGCACGGCGCCGCTCAAGGGAGGGAGAGGGGGGGATGGGGAACGATCATGCAAGTTCTTCTTGTGCCAGCGTCGTGCCGCGCAGGCACGACCAATCAACGTCCGGGCGCAGCTCTTCGCAGCGCACGGCGCCATTCGTAGCTCGCTCGATTGCCGGGCAGCGCTCAGCAGGTACGCGTTTTATGCCGTATCGCCACTGGCTGACCATGACAGGGGTGACGTTCAGCTCCTTTGCCAGCCTCGTCACCCCCCCTCGGCCAGTTAGCGTGAGGTAGGTATCTAGTTTCATGCGCTACATGTTAGCGCAACGCTTAATGAAATGCAAGCGTTACGCTTTTTCCATTTTTTAGCTTTAGGCTATCTAATAAGGCGCATGACATAATAAATGATTATCAGGTAACGCTAGACATCGTCCCATAACCCCATCCCCCCCACATCCCACACACGATCCGCTACGGCGGATTTTTTTTGCGCGAAGTTTTAGCGTAGCGCTTGACTATTTTTAGCGTGGCGCTATAATGAGAGAACAACATCACCGGAGGCCACCATGAACACCAACGAGCACCAGCAACCACGCCCTGCCATCGCCTGCGCCGTCGAGGTGCGCACGGAAGACGGAGGGTTCCATCGTTACCACGGCGTCTTCCCCAGCACCTGCGCCGCCCTCGACCACGCGCTCGAAAAATTCGGCGCTTGGGTAAAAGTCGGCGTCACGCCGATCGGATATTCGGAGGTGCGGCAATGAAATGTCCAGGATGCACAGGAACCGGTGTAGTGACGTCTCCGGTCTGGCAGATGTTTTTCGATGAATGCCGGTCAGCTGGAGAGTGGGTTGATCCTGACGAATGGGCGAGGAGAAACGGCTATAGCGGAGAAATGGACATTGGCCCCGAGGAAATCGAGTGCGAGACCTGCGGCGGCACTGGGGCAATAGTCATGAAGGGAGAATACCAATGAGCCAGCTACCATGCGCCGTCGAGCGCGACCGTTTCGAGGCCGCGCTAGAGGCCGAAACCAAGAGAATATATTGCAAATGGATAAATTCTCTTGAAGAAAAAAGCCCTCGATTCATGGCAGATGCCATACGGATGGCATGTGCCAGTTTTGACCCAGCTTTGGTGGCAGCGGCCAAAGCGTTTGCCAGAAAAGACTACGAAGACCTTGGCCGCTTGCTGGATGACATCTTCAAAACTGAACTTAGAAAGTCTGCTGCTGTAGAGGCCGAGCGCAGGCTGAAGAAGCTCATGGGAGAGGAGGAGAAGAAATGACCAATCTTACATGCGCCGTCGAGCGCGACCTTGCGCGCTATCAGGCAGAGATCGATGAGCGCGACCGCTACCAAATGGCGGTCGCCGAAGAAAAGGCGCGGCTTGTTGATGAGTACAGCAAGCCGCTGGATGCCGGATGCGGCGAGTTTTTCGTCGAGCTGGTTCAAGACGCGGAGTTGAGAAACTGTCCCCGCCTGCGCGCCATGCTCGATGCGCTTGGCAAAGGCGATGACCGCGCCGCCATCACCAACCTGCGCGCGATGCTGGATGCGGCGATCGAGCGCATCGCCGAAAGGGATGCGGAAAGGGAAGTGAACAACAAGATGGGGATTGAATACCTCGCCAAGAAATTCGGATTCGTTCCCGGCAATTTTTGACCTTGGAGAAAAAATCATGGGGAAAAGCATCGTACAGGCTGAAGCGAGCAAGCTCGCTCAGCGTTTCGGCATCAACGCCGCGCCGGAGGAGATCATCGAAACCCTCAAGGCGACGGTGTTCAGAGGCCAAGTCAGTGATTCTCAGCTTGCCGCGTTGATGGTGGTGGCCGGTCAGTACGGACTCAATCCATGGACGAAAGAGATTTACGCATTTCCAGACCGCAACAACGGCATCGTCCCGGTTGTGGGGGTAGATGGATGGTCACGCATCATCAATGAACACCCGATGTTCGACGGGATGGAGTTCGAGTTTGCCGAGGATTTTTCCTCCTGCACCTGCACCATCTACCGGAAAGACCGAAGTCACCCGATCCGGGTGACGGAGTACATGAACGAGTGTTCCCGTGAGGGGCCCGGCCCGTGGAAAACCCATCCCAAGCGGATGCTGCGCCACAAGGCAATGATTCAGTGTGCGCGGCTTGCGTTCGGATTCGCTGGCATCTACGACCCGGACGAGGCCGAGCGCGTCGTCGAGATGATCGACGCGCAGACGGGGGAAGTGGTCAAGAAAGAACCCCAACGTCCTGCCATCGAGCACTACCCCGAGGAGAAGTTCGAGAAAAACCTCCCCGCCTGGCGCTCGCTCATCGAGTCCGGGAAAAAGACCGCGGAGGAAATCATCATCTCCATTTCATCCCGCGCGACCCTCTCTGATGACCAGATTCGCCGGATCAAAAACTTGGAGCCGTTGGAAATGAACGCCGGGGAACCGGTCGCAGAGGAGGCGTGAAATGGAACGCCAGATCCACAACGTCGTACAGGGTTCCCCGGAATGGCACGCACTGCGCGCCAAGGCTTTTACTGCGAGCGAGGCACCTGCCATGATGGGGATTTCCCCACACACGAGCAGATCGGAGCTGCTGCGCAGAAAGGCTACTGGCATCACGCCGGATGTCGACGAAGGAACCGAACGCCGGTTCGCGGAAGGCCATCTCGCCGAAGCCGCTTTCCGGCCGATCGCCGAGGAGATCATCGGCGACGAGCTCTACCCCGTCACGGTGACGCTGGAAACGGAAGACGGACTGTTTCTCGCCAGCATGGACGGTCTCACGATCGACGGCCGAATTGGATGGGAACACAAGCTGTGGAACGAGCAGACGGCCGAGTGCATCGAGCTCGAGGACGAGCCGCCGGAACACCATATCTGGCAGCTGGAGCACCAGGCGCTGGTCTCCGGCGCGGAAACCATCCTCTTCGTGACGAGCGACGGAACGCGCGAGAAGAGCGCGTTCTGCTGGTTCCGCTCGCACCCTGCGCGCCGCAAGGCGCTGATCGAGGGATGGCGGCAGTTTGCCAAGGAGCTGTCCGCCTATTCGCACACCGCACCGGACATGCCTGCACCGGCGGGGAAAGCGCCGGAGCTCCTGCCTGCCATCCGCATCGAGCTGCGCGGTGAGGTGGTGACGACAAACCTTGCCGAGTTCAAGGCGGCTGCGATCGAGGTGTTTCGCAGCGTCAATCGTTCCCTGTCGAGCGACCAAGACTTCGCCGATGCCGAAAAGACGGCCAAGTGGTGCAAAGCCATCGAGGAACGCTTGGCGGCGGCCAAGCAGCACGCCTTGAGCCAGACCGCCGACATCGACCGGCTGTTCCGTGACATCGACGAGATTGCAGCCGAGGCGCGATCGACCCGCCTCGAGCTGGAAAAACTCGTCAAGGCGAGGAAAGAGCAGATCAAGGCCGAGATCGTCGCCAATGAAATGGAGGCGCTGCGCCGCCAAGTGCGCGAAGAGGGTGCGGAGCTTGGCGAATTCATCCCCGGCATTCCGGCAGACGCGAGCTACCGGATCGCGGAGGCGCTGAAAGGGAAAAAGACCGTCAGCAGCCTCAAGGACGCGGCAAGTGCGGCACGCGCAGAGATGGCAATCGAGCTGTCTTCCCTGATTGCTCGACGCAAACAAAACCTCGCCACGGCTCGCCGCATGGCAGGAGAGACCGGAATGGGTCACCTGTGGCATTTCGACCTGCGCGCGCTCATCGACATGGACCCGGCGCTACTGCCGGATGTGCTCAAAGGCCGGATCGCCGAGTTCAACCTGCGCGAGGAAGAGCGCAAAGCGGAAGAGGCTCGCAAGGCGGAGCCGCCAAGCAAACCCATTCAAACCCCCGCCAAAGCGCCTGTGAGCGCCAAGAAAGAGGCGGTAAGGGGTGTGTCCCTGGAAGACATCAATGGCGTCCTGTACCCCCTTTCCATTGACCACACAGGAATTTCCCTGTTCGGGTTCGAGCCTGGTCATGATGGGACGTACCGGATGGAAGACGTCGTCCAGATATTCGAGGCCATCAAGTCTCACGTCGAAGAGGCTGTGGCCGGTTTCCGGCAGGTTGAGAAAGACGTGGAGGTGTCCTGATGGCCACGGTCAACAAAGTGATCCTAGTAGGGCATCTCGGACGCGACCCCGAGACGCGGCACATGCCAAACGGCGACGCCGTCTGCACCGTGTCGGTTGCCACGTCGGAAACCTGGAAAGACAAGGCTACCGGCGAAAAGAAAGAGGCGACCGAATGGCACCGGGTGCTCTTCTTCGGACGTCTCGCCGAGATCGCCGACCAGTATCTGCACAAGGGATCGGCGATCTACGTGGAAGGCAGCCTGCGCACGCGCAAGTGGACCGACAAAAGCGGCGTTGAGCGCTACAGCACCGAGATTCGCGCCGACGTGATGAAGATGCTCGGAGGGAAAGGGGACGAAGAAGAAAACCGGTCTTCAGAGCAGAAGAGCCAACCCAGGGCGGCGAATCCGAGTGGAGACAACGGATTCGCTGAGGATGACATTCCGTTCTAAGGAGAGAAACCCATGAATTTCGTGCTGGAAAACACGTTCAACATCAACCGGATCGACCCGGAAGTCGCATCCCGAGAGTTGATGCGCCTTGCGATGAAACACAAGGCTCTGACCCCTCGCATTGTGTTGGAGGCCGCGCGCGATCCAGAAAACCCGCTCCATGCGGCGTTCGACTGGGATGACCAGGAGGCCGCCGAGAAGTGGCGTCTGCATCAAGCGCGAGCCTTGATCCGCTCGGTGCGCGTGGTTGTGGAAGAGCGGGAAACCCGACCCATGTTCGTCCATGTGGCACCCGATGCGGGATACCAACCGCTCTCCGTGGTGGTGAAAAACCCGTCTCTTTTTGCACAGGCGCTTGCTGAGGCGAATGACCGTCTTGCCGCGGCAGAACGTGCAGTGAGCGATCTGGAAAAGGCCGCGAGGATTGAATCCAGCGATCCTGAGCGGCTGATGAGAATTGCTGCAGCTGCTCGTGCAATGGAAATGGCGCGGGTTGCCATATCTGCGCTCCATTGACGAGGTAAGGCGTGGCGCGGCAGGCAAGGCTTGGCGCGGCGTGGACCGGAGAGGCACGGCATGGCAGGCAAGGCAAGGCGTGGACCGGAGAGGCACGGCATGGCAGGCAAGGCAAGGCTGGGCAGCGCGCGTACCGGACCGGGAGGGCTAGGCTAGGCGCGGCAGGCGGGGTATGGCGAGGCGCGGCGTGGACGGGCCATGCGCGGTATGGCGCGGCAAGGCAGGCACGGCAAGGCTAGGTGTGGATCGGATAGGAACGGCAGGCATCAGCGGCACGCCGTTGGCCGCAGCAACAAACGGCATTTTCGTGAAATGGAGCAAAAAATGGCAACGAAAACAGCATCAGTCGAAGTGGCAATCAAACCGCCGAAAATCGAGACGGCGCATTTCCACATCGTCGGCACGAGTCCATATGTTCAGTGCCGATTCAGCCATAAAGCCATGAACATGATGGCCGAAAAGATGCTCGCTGCAGTTTCTGGTGCAGCACCTCATCGAACATCCGCCGCGTGTGGTGGTTGTTGAGGTGAGAGAGCCGCAACTTGCTCCAAAGGAAAAGGGAAAACGAAAAAAGCCACGATCCTCTTTATCGGGCAGCGCCGCCAGCAGAAACGCTGGCGGGCGGCGGAGGTGCGGGCGTATTACGAGCGGAAGAGTAAATAAAAACTATCGACGCTCTGTTTCGGCATAGCAAAAAATCACTTGCATTTTACGACCAATGGTCGTATATTGACACTGTGTTCAGCGAGAACACAACCGCGCCTCGGGAAACAGGGGCTCTGGAGAGGATCATGAAATACTACGTTACAGCAGGGAACAACTCGACTGACCTCGGGATCGTTGGTTACACCAACTCCATAGAACAGGCAAAACGCATTGGCCGCAAAGCCGTCAAGACGCAATTGCCTAACGGAGAGGGGGATTTTCGCGTGAGGGATTCAGAGACGAAGGAAGAACTCTTCAGAGAAGAACGATCGATTCGTACAGATTTCAAGTGGGTGCGCTACGACTGATGGCCAACCACCCCAACCGCAGCCGCCGGTCCCGCGCCCCGGCGGCCAACCCTACCCCGGCGGAAATCAGCGCCGCGCGGGAGTTCCTCGGCCTCACGCAGCAGGAGGCTGCCGACCTGCTGTACCTCACGCTGCGCGCGTGGCAACGCTATGAGGCAGGCGAGCGCCGGATGCACCCGGCGCTGTGGGAGTTGTTCCTGCTCAAAACGGAATCTGGCCGCAGCCGGCCAGCCATACGTGCGGGAGGAATGAGCGCCGCTCAATTCGCCGCGTGCGACCCCGACACGATCCGAGAGCTGCTCGACGAACGCGATGCGTTGGCTGCGGAGGTCGAGCGGCTGGCGGATGCGTTGCGGGAACTGGAAGATCGCGCACAGCGCGACGAAGCTCTGCTGCGGCAGGCACTGGATGCCCTTGCTTACTGGTTGGAGCACGGCGAGACACCCGGATCGCACGACATCATTCAGCGCACGCATGACGTTTTACGGAAGCGATTGAAATGAGTGGTGATCACAACGCATTTCAGAAGCGCGAGTCATACGAAGACAAGCGCCGAACACAGTCGCTCGACACCCGCCGCGCTCGTATCTATCAGCGTATCAGCGAAGTGTTTGATCAGCTGGGTGATCGAGTTCAAGAAACTGGAGCAGAAGGAGAACAGCAATGAACATGATCAATGACGGAGGCCCGGCGTTTCCGCTGCCGGTAAATGACGAGCAGTGCCGCGCCAGATTTGACAGCGGCTATGGAGGCATGACCCTGCGCGACTATTTTGCGGCGAAGTTCGCCGCCGCAATGATGACTGCGACTAGCGCGGATCACGACTTCCCCAACATCGACTATCAGCGAGATGCCGGTGGCCCAACCGTTGCAGAACGTGTTGCGACCATCGCGTACCGCATGGCCGACGCCATGCTCAAGGCACGGGAGGCGAGCAATGACTGACACTACACACGCGGCGCTGGAGGCGCTGAAGGCCGAGAACGAGGCATTGCGGGCGGAGGTGGCCGCGATGCGAAAAGCTATTGATAGGGCGTGGAATGAAGGTTTTGACTTCGCTATGAAATCCTGCGGTTGGCAAGAAGATGAAGACCCTGTCACCGAAGGGTTATACGTGGTACGCGATAGTAAGGGCAATGTCGAGGTCGGTATGTGGTACGCCGAGACCTCTAGTTCTTGGCCTGCCGAGTGGACTCGTGAGTTCCGTGATGTGGACCGAGACGACATAGTGGCATGGATGGCAATTCCAGATTGGAGAGCCGCGCGTAACACCTACAAGCTGGCCGACGCCATGCTCCGCGCACGGGAGGCGAGCAATGACTGACCACTACAAGGAAACCCTCGATGCGCTGGCCCATGAAATATGGGCGGCTGCCCAGCTAGCCCCAGGCGAAGGGATCGTGGATGGTGTGGATCGCATCGTATCCCTGCTGCGCAGGGAAGGTTATCCAGCGGTCACCCACTGCGACAAATGCGGCTGTGATTGGATTGACAACGGACTGAACCCTATCGGCTGCCCCTACTGTGAGTTACGCCGAGAAGTCGAGCGTCGGCGGGAGGCGCGGTCGTGAGAGCGCGCATTACCGCCGATCCTACCAGCGGCGTGGTCACGCTGCGGTACTACGACACCGTAGCCCGCGAGGTGCGCACGCGACAGTTCGTCGTCCCCGCCGATGGCGGGTACGTGCTCGAGCTCTTGGCGAAGGGCGATTGTCGCCCCGGCTATCTCACCCAAGGCGCCCCGCTCATCGCCGAGAGCTCGGCGGAACTGGCCGATGTCATCCGCCGCGAGTATCGGCGGATGCGCGCCGCCGAGCGGCGCCTTGTATCAAAACGTAACCAAGGAAGCGCTGGCAAAGGAGAAAGACAATGAGCAATGACCGCTACGAACGCATCCGTGCCGCGCTGGCGATGAGGCCCACGCCCGGGCCGTGGGCGGCTTGCCGCACCAATAGCGGCACGTTCGTAAAAAGTGAGAGGCTTGCCGGGTATTTTGTGGAGGTGCGCCATTGCCGCACGGCACAAGACGTCAATGCTGATGCTCATCTGATCGCCGCCTGCGACCCGGACACCATCCGGGCGCTGCTTGATGAGCGCGACGCGCTGGGCGCGGAGAACGCGAGGCTGCGCGAGGCGCTGGAAGGCATGGAGCAGAAGGCATGAAACCCTGCCGCACCTGCAACCAGACAAAGCCCGCCGACGCTTACCGAGGCACCAGAAGCGCGTGCCGCGAGTGCGAGAACGCTCGCCGCCGCGAGTGGTACGCCGCGCAAGCCGTCAAGCCGTACCAGCGGCCCGAGATGAAGGCGTACTACCGCCAGTGGTACGCGGCCCATGCCGAGTCCGTGAAGGCCCGCGCAGTCGAATGGGCAAAGGCCAACCCGGACAAGCGCCGCGACGTGTGCCGAGAAAACACGGCCCGCCAGCGTGCCAAGCTCAGCGATGCCTACGTGCGCCGGATGCTGGCGCAGGAAATAGGGCTGCGCTGCAAAGACATCCCGCAGCCGCTGGTCGAAGCACAACGCGAACTACTCAAGATCAAGAGGTACATCCGTGAACACAGCATCTGAACTTCGCGCCGAACTGGCTCAGGTATTCGCCAAACTCAAGGCCGAGGAAATCAAGCCAGGCGAGGCGGCAGAGCTTGCCAATCTGGCGGGCAAGATGATCGCGAGCGCCAAGGTGCAAGTGGAGTATTACGCGCTGCGTAAGGAGTCTCCAGAGATTGACTTCCTGAAAGATGACGCGCGCCGCACTGTCGAAGGAGAACAGCAATGACTGATCGCCAAAGCACCCACGCCGCCGCGCAGCAGCGGGGGCAGGCCGCACCCCCGAGCGCGCCCGTGGGGGTGGAGGAAATGCAGCGCCGGCTGGACCGTGAAGAATCGGACCACGGGCGGACCATCGACCAGCGCGACGCCGCCGAGGACGCGCTTGGCCGCATGTTTCAAGCCGTGACCGGCCGAACGGCGGAATGGTCGAGCGCGTGGGGCTACGTGGACGCCATCGAGGAAGTCGAGGAACACGTTGCCACCCTCGCCGCCGAACGCGACCAACTAGCCGCCGCCCTCGAAGCGGCGCGGCGCAATGCCGGCATGCTCGCGCCGCCGGAAGGCTACGCGCTCATCAGCGTGGAGGTGCTGCGCGCTTGGGGCAAGCTGGACGAGCTGCGCGAGTGTTGTCGGTATCCGAAACACGCTACTTCGCAGCCCGAAGCGCAGGGCGGCGGGAAGGCCGCACCCCCGAGCGCGCCCGTGGGGGTGGGCGGGAAGATGGCAGAGGTCGTTCGCTTCCTGATGGGCGAGGCTCCGCTAGAGGGCAGGTGGTTCGATGAACCCGGCGACCCGCACGTCGGGGGCGCGTACTGGTGGCGCAAGCACCTGACCGACGCCCTCGCCCAGCAGCCCGCAGCCGTGGATGGGTCGGACGCACAGGCCGCCGAGATCGAGGCGCTGCGGGCGGAGGTGGCCGAGTGGAAGCGCGTTGCCGCCGCGCGGGGCGAAGCCGAAGCCCGCGCCGAGCGGCTGGCGGAGGCGTTGCGGCACCAACGCTGGTGCCGAACGTGTGCAGAGGACGGGTGGGAGAGCTGTGAGGAGGGGCGCAAGAATGACGCCCTGCTGCGCGAGCAGGAGGAAGGGAAGTGAGCGACGAGATGATGTTCGGCATCGCAAAGATGCCATACGAGATGGCGATGGGCGACGAAATGTCCCGCCGCCAGTTCTACGCAAACACGCAGCGCCTTGCCGCCGCCCTCGAAGCGGCGCGGGAGGATGCGTACGTGGCGCTGGTCGTCGACATCCGCCTTGCCTGCGGCGACAACGGCAAGCGGTCGCAGCCGGAGCTGGTGGAATACATCCGAGGGCTGGCGCGGGATGCGGCGCGGTATCGGTGGCTGCGGGATCGGGAAATTCCCGAGTGGCTGGACCTGTGGCACCAAAATCCGGATCGCATCGACGCCGCCATCGACCAGGCGCGCGGGAAGGGGGTGCAGTCGTGAAAGCGATGACTGACCGCTACGAACGCATCCGCAAGGCGCTGGCGATGACTGAAGACCTCGACGACCTGATGTGCCCACACTCTGCCGCAGGCAGGCCGGAGCGCTTCCCCGCAAAGGTGTGCATCTTCGCTGGAGAGTGCGGGTGTGTGTATGGCGCTGAATGGAGCCGCGCGCTTCGCCTGGCCGACGACGCGGCCGAGAGCGTGATTTGCACCGAGGGGCACTCCCCCGCCGCCTATCACTGGGTGCTCACGCACGAGCAAATCGCCGCCGATCCGTACCTGGAGGACTGCATCGCGCATCTGGAGTGGCGAGGGATTGCAAGACGGGTCGATGCCGAAGACGGCGTGGCCGTGATCTTTGAGGAGCAGCAGCGATGATCGACGGCGCCCGCGTCCTGTCAGTCCGCCCCACCCCATACGGCATCAAGCGGCGCCGCTACCAGCTCGCGGACGGCCGGCGCATCACCACCTACGAGGTGCCCTACTCCATCCTGAGCCACATGGGGGCCGCCAGGCTGCGCGAGGCCGCGCAAAAGTGGCAGCGTGGCGAATGCGCGAGATCCCAGGCCCATGCGCGCCGCCAGCGCATCGTCGCGCTGCCGGCCGATGGCTGGAAGCCTGCCGCCATCGCGCATGAGGTTGGAGTCACCGAGCAGCGCGTGCGCCAGATCCGCGCTGAGTGGCGCAAGGAGCAGGCGTTGCAGCGCCTGCGTGAAGATGATCCGGCTGCCTACCAGCAGCTGGTCGACATGTTCCCCGAGATCAACCAGCCAGCCTGAAATCGGAGCAGTCCCATGTCCCCCGACCTGACCGACGAAGAAATCGACCGCATCTGCGGCGGCCTGCGTCAGTCTGCGGCGAAGATCCGCTACCTGCAGAGCCTCGGCCTGACCGTGCGCCGCAAGCCGAACGGTCGGCCACTGGTATCCCGTGCCCACTTCGAGGCCGTCATGGGCGGCGCCGCCAAGAAAGCCGCGCCCACGCCCTCTGAAGGCCCCCGCTGGAGCGTACTCGCATGACGCGCACCCGAGACCGCCGCAGCCAGCTCGGCCTGCTGCCGCGCATGGAAGCCATCCCCCTCAAATCGGGGGGGTTTTCCTACCGGTACCACCCAGTCGGCGCGAAGCCGATCCCGCTCGGCCGCGACCGGAACGCCGCGATCCGCAAGGTGCTCGACCTCACCGGCCTCTCGCCTGGCTTCGGCTCGCTGCGCTGGGTGTGGGAGCGCTACACGGACCCACAGCATCCGGCGCCGCGCTGGAAGCGCCTGTCGCCCGGCACACAGGAGGACTACCTGCAGGCCTGGAAGGAACTCGACCGGGTGTTCGGCGCCATGCCGGTCTCGGCGATCACGCCGCCCATGGTCGCTCGCTACGTCAACGTCGAGCGCGCTCGCTCGCCTCGACGAGCGGTCATCGAGAAGGCGCTCCTGTCCAACCTCTGCCGACACGCGATCACGCTCGGCGTGGCCACCAGCAATCCGACGATGGGGGTCGAAACCCCGGAGAGCGAACCGCGCACCCAGGCGCCGGAGCCCGAGGTGCTGCAGCGCTTCCTCGGCTGGCTCGATCGTCAGACGCCTCAGCGCCGCATCATCGGCATGGCCGCGGAGTACGCCAGCCTGGCCGGCAGCCGCCGCGTCGAGTTCCTGGATCTGACCTGGCCGCAGGTCGACATCGCCGCTGGCGTCGTGCGCACCAAGCGAGCCAAGCAGCGCGGCAAGAAGCGCGGCGAGGTCATCGAGCTGGTCGAGATCACGCCGCGGCTGGCCGACGTGCTGCAGCGCCTGCTGGCGCTGCGTGCTGAGCGCAGCGTCGACTGCCTCTACGTGTTCCCGACGCGCGACAACAACTGCTACTCGGCGCGCGGATTCAAGACGCTGTGGCAGCGCTGCATGCAGCTGGCCATGGCCGAGGGCATCCTGCAGCCGGAGGAACGCTTCACGTTCCACGACCTGCGCGCCTTCTACACGACGGTGCACAAGCGCGAGCGCGGCGAGCTGCCGGATCTGCATGCCGATCCGCGGACCACGGCCAGGGTTTACGACCGCAACAAATTCGTCCGCAGAAAGGCGCTGTGACGTGATCAAATTCCAATTTCTGGAATTTTTACGCCAGGATGTGAGTAGGCCCTCACGGGGAGGGCCTTGATTAATCTGGGGTGGCTGATGGGACTCGAACCCACGACAACCAGAATCACAATCTGCGGTTCAAGCAAGCAGTGACGCGGCTTCCGGCCGGATTTCTGGAATTTTTCGGCCGCACTACGCCACGCCTCCATGCGGCCTTCCGGCCCTTCGTTCCAGCGCCCATCGCCAGGGCGCGGCCTGCCGTCGCCGTCATGACCATGGCCGCATATACTGTATGCCCGTACAGCATTCGGAGGCCATGAAGACGGTGACCATGTACCGCTGGCGGTACTACGACGACGTGCGCCGCAAGTGGGTCAGGACCACCTACGCCCTGACCGACGCAGAGGCCGCCGAGCGGCTGCCGCCAGGCGCCGAGCGCCTCGACTGCACCGCTGAGACGCGGACGATCTACGAGACGCTGCAAGAGCAGGCGGAGGCGATAGGCAACCGCCACGCCAAGCTGCACCGCCTGCCAGGCGAGCCGCGCAGCAAGGGTTAATCCCTACCTTTCCCCGCTTGCATGTATAGTCACTCGGCTATACACTAGCAGCCATGGTGATCGAGGTGATCACCACCGCCCCGGCGGCACCGGGCATCCAGATAGGAGCAACATCATGACCATTTGCATCGAACTGAAGAACAAGGCCGGCGACATCTTCACTTTTGTCGCTCGCGAGTCCAGCGGCTACGTCTTCGTCAATCCGACTCCCACCAGCTGGGGCCGACAGCTTTTTGATCGGCACGGGAATGCGTTCATTGCCGACGACGAAGACGAGCTGCGCCGCATTGCCAAGCGCTGGATGAAGGCGCAGGCCGCTGCCGAGTAGTCCCGCAGGCCCCGCCAAGCGCGGGGCTTGTTGCGCGCCATCAAGTGCCGCAGTAAGGGTTAATCCCTACCGTTCCCCGCTTGCATGTATAGTCACTCAGCTATACACTAGCAGCCATGGTGATCGAGGCGATCACCACCGCCCCGGCGGCACCGGGATTCCTGATAGGAGCAACATCATGGCTACCACCATCCGCACCACCAAGACCTCCCGCGTCATCGTCGAGATGGACGGATGCAGCGACTACTACGGCGGCGCGCTCGTCCAGGGCAACATCGCCTGCAAGGTCAGCCTGCCGAAGACCGTCACCGTCCACACCAGCACCGACGGCGAGCAGTTCCTCCGCTTCGAGGGCGGAAACTTCTGGCCCAGCGACCTGGTGAAGATGGCGCACAGCGGCCAGATCAAGGGCGCCAAGGTCTACGAGTTCCGCGTCATCCAGTGAGCATCGTGCGTCAAGGTGCTGATCGAACAGGACCAGTGCTCGACACCTGAGCACGCCGTCAGCGCCTGGCGTGGCACCACAGACGCCTAAATCCGCCGTCAGCCAACTATCTGGGCCGCCCAGGCGGCCCTAGAAGGAGCACATCATGACCAGCCAAGCCTACTGCACGATCCCGAATTTCATCCTGGACGACCTGAAGACCTGCATCGAAGCCGGCATCGTGCCGCGGATCCGCCACGGCATCAGCGGCAACAATCACACCACCTGGCGCATCCGGTTTAGCCTGTGGGTGGACCGAGCCCGCGGCTATCCCAAGTACTACGACTTTGAAGTCGAGGTGATCGGCAGCTATCAGCGATTCATTGACCACAGACTGGTGGCCGGACCAGGCTTCGACGACGTCGCGCAAGAGTGCACGAGCATGGCGGCGTGCATCGAGCTCGCGAAAGCCAAAGTGGCCGAGCTCGAGGCCAAAGAAAGTAGCACGTGATGGACACAGCTCTGGTACACCTGCGCGTACCGGCCGCCACCAAGGCGCGCTGGGTGCGCGCTTCCCGAGCCGCCGGCATGCGGCTCACCGACTGGATCACCAGCGCCGTGGAGGCTCACATGCGCACGCAGATCAAGATACCTGACGACGTCACGATCGCCGACCTGAAGCTGGCTCGGGAGCCTGACGGCTCGGTGTCCTTCGACACCAGCGTCATCTCCAAGATCGAGCGCGCGAGCGGCCTGCCCGAGGGCACCTTCATGGCTCAGCCAGAGGACGCCCTTGGCGAGCTGCTGGCCAAGTGGTACCGCATGCACCTGGCCGCCGGCGGCGATCCCGACCCGGTGTGGACCGACCTCATCGGCGAGGTGCAGGCCGAGGAGGCCGCCGGCCAGCACGTCAGCCTGCCGCCAGGACGCGCATGAGCACCGCATTGACACCTCAGGACTTTGAAGACCTGGCCTGGCTGGCCGGCCTCAAGGAATCGGCATCACGCGAGGCCGCGCGCCTGGCACTTGTAGAGGGCCTGTCGGCTGCCGAGGCTGGCCGCCGCGTCGGGATCACGCGCGACGCGGCCTCAAAGGCTGTGCGCAAGTGCCGCGAGACGCTCGAGCGCGCCGAGCAGCTGGTGCGCCGGCGGGCGCAGGTCACTTCGGCTTAGGCGCCGGCTCTGCGATCATCAGCTCGGCCGGGTACTGCCTGACCATCGACCAGGCCTCGTCAGGCGAGCAGTCGAGCCAGCGGTCGTAGTCGGCCTGGTCGAGGATGACGACCATGCGCTTCTCGTCCTCCGGACGGTGGAAGCGCCGCATCAGCGGGTGGTCGTCCGCGTTCACCGTGAGCATGGTGAAGCTGAGCGCCTCTTCGCCGGTCTTCGGATCGCGCCACCAGCCCCACAGGCCGGCGATCCCGAAGGCCGCCCAGCCTCGCAGGCCGATGCGCCAGCGCACGGCCTTACCGGTCTCGTAGCAGGGCTCGTAGATCCACTCGGCCGGGACGATGCAGCGCTGGCCACGATACCAAGCGTCGCGAAAGGTCGGTTTCTCGGCGACGGTCTCTGATCGCGCGTTGTAGGTCCGCCGGCCCAGGGCCAGGTCCTTGGACCAGTGCGGCACCAGGCCGAAGCGCCCGTCCTGCACCTCGCGCCGGTACTCGACCGAGTCGCGGGCGCGGCGGATGAAGGGCGCTAGGTAGCCGGGATAGGCCTCGATGGGGGTCTCGCGCTCGGGCCGCACGACGCCGAATCGACTCAACAGCCAATCGGCGCGGGTAACCGGCTTGTAGTTGGAGCACATGGCGTCCGGTTACCCCCATGAACTGCGGTGTTGCATGCAGGCAACAACCATGCCCGCATGTGATATAATGCGCACCGCTGAAACGCCAATAGCCGGCGGCCACCGGCTATTGAGCGCCCCCGAAGTTGCCTACCGGGGTAGCAGTTGTGATCGTCCCGATCACTCTCGTGAGGTGTGGATTATATAGCAATTGCTAAACAGTTCAGCGGTAGGCTTTTTGTAATCATTGAAAGGAGGACAAAAGTTGTCCAAGAGTCAAACCAAGCAAACCGCCTACCGTAGCGCCGAGACCGGCCGTTTCGTGACGAAGCAGTACGCGAAGCGTCATCCGCAGACGACCGTCAAGGAGCGCAATCCGGTCCCCTCGCCGCAGCGGAAGAAGTGACCGACCAATAGGGGCCCAGGCCCCTATTGCCGCCACCTGCTCACACCCGCCCTCGCGGCGGGTGTTTTTTTCGGGTCAGAACAGCCCGGCCGGCTCGGCCTGTCGGTCCCAGGAGTAAACGATCAGCTCTTGGCGCTGCGCCGGCCTGGCCCCTCCCCCGACGATGTAGGCGATGTCGACCACCTCGACGTCGAAACCGGCGAACACCCGCCTGATGTCCGGGTGGTCATTGATGCTGAGCAGCATCTTGCCCTGCAGCTGGCGCATGCAGGCCGCCAAGCGCTCGTACTGCTCGAAGGGGAAGTCCACGCCATAGCCCTCGGTCTGCCAGTACGGTGGATCGGCGTAGAACAGCGTGTGCGGCCGGTCATATCGCGCTACGCACTCCGCCCAGTCGAGGTGCTCGATGTAGGCGCTGGCCAGCCGCAGGTGCGCGGCGCTCAGATCCTCCTCGATGCGCAGCAGGTTGACCGCGGGCGCGGTGGTGGCCGTGCCCCAGGTCTGCCCGCGCACCTTGCCGCCGAAGGCCTGGTGCTGGAGGTAGTAGAAGCGCGCTGCGCGCTGGATGTCGGTCAGCGTCTCCGGCGGCGTGATCTGCAGCCACCGAAACACCTCACGGCTGCTCAGTGCCCACTTGAACTGGCGCACGAACTCCTCGAGGTGGTGCTTGACGACCCGATAGAGGTTGACCAGCTCGCCGTTGACGTCGTTGATCACCTCGACGTCCGCCGGCGGCCGCATGAAGTAAAGCGCGGCGCCTCCGGCGAACAGCTCGACGTAGCAGGTGTGCGGTGGAAAGCGTTGGATCAGCAGCTCGGCCAAGCGGCGCTTGCCACCGATCCAGGGGATGATGGGACTTGCCATGGGCTCCACGCGTCTTGAGTACACTTCGCCCGCCATCGCGATGGTGGCAGGGCCTTGGCTGGGCCCACAGGCGCGTCTGTGGGGCTGGCGGCCGGCCCGGGTGTTGCCGCACCCGGGCCGGTCGCCCTGTCTTTTGCTGGGGTAGGCATCAAGGCATGAGGTCGACCTCCAAGCTCACACCACCGCGCACCTCGATGCAAAGGCGCTGCTGCTCTTCCTGCAGTGCGATTCCGCCGACGGCCGAGACCGTCACGTCGCCCGTGCGTCCCTCCTGGCCGCCCGGCGACATCACGTAGACGCCCAGGGCTGCGCTCAGCCGCTGGCGCTCCTCGACGCCGGCGCTCATGGCTGCCTGCAGGACGCCCTGGACGGCTACGGCCGCCGCCACGGTGGCACCGGCGCTGCGCGCCTGCAGCACGGCCACCTGCACGCCCGCAGCCGCCTGCAAGGCCACCAGGATGGCCGCGTCGATCGACGCGCTCGCACTGGTGCCCGCCTGCACCTGGACGTCGAGCGACGCCCCTGCCTCCCTCAGCTGCGCAAGGACGAGCGAGAGCTCGGCAGACAGTGTGGCCAAGCGCTGGAGCGCCAGGTCGAGTTGCGCACCCGCACCGCGAGGCAGCTGCACAGCGCTGGCCAGCCCTGCCCCCGCGCTGCGTCCTCCACGCACAGCTGCGTCGACGGCGGCCTGCGCGCGGCTTGGCAGCAGCACCACGACATCGACGTCGGCGGCGGCCGCGAGCAGCTGCTGCAGCGCAGCCGACAGCGACGCACTCACCTGGCTGCCGCCCTGTACCTGGACGTCGAGCAGAGCCGTGACCTGTCGGGTGCTCAGCACCCGCGCCTCCAGCAGGGCGCTGGCCGTGCGCGCCTGCGTCAGCACGGCATCGAGATCGGCCGACAGGCTCCCGAGCCGCCTCACTGCCCCGTCGACCAAGCTGCTCGAGCTGCGGGCCGCCTGGACGGCCACCTGCACGCCCGCGACCTTGGCGACCAGAGTCTGCACTGCAGCGGCCAGCGAGGCGTCGGCGCCGCGCTGCCGCGACAGGGCCGCCTGCAGGCCCACCGTGGCCCCACGGGGCGCTGCGACGGCCGCGCCGAGCCCACTGGTGGTCTGCCTCCTCTGCTGCACGATGGCCGCCATGCTGGCCGTGGCGCTGCGAGTGGCGGGGCCGGAGGCGGCCTCCGGCCACGCGGCGATGACCGCATCAGCTGGCCAATAGTCGCCATAGCCGTGCGTCGCCGACTGCACCCCCGACACTGCCGCCACGCGATAGGCCGCCTGGTAGCCGGTGTAGTTCCAGGAGTCGTTCTGGACGTCGATTCGGGTGTAGCCGGAGGGGGCGGCCCACCCGAAGTTGTCGCTACCGCCCTCGGCCACCGCCCCCGTGACGATCAGGTGGGGGCCAGACGTCAACGACTCGGCCGTCGAGACAGTGACGCTCGTGGCAATCGACGGAGGCTGGCTCGCGGATCCCTTGCCGGTCGGCGCGCCGGCGGCGACGCCGGACCACTCCATCGCCATGCCGGAGAGGTAGACGTCCGACGAAACGGCGCTGGTGAGGGTCATCGTCGTCGAACCCGCCACCGCGTTGTCGGCGTACCAGATCTCGACGAAGTTGTCGCCGTCGTCACCCTGTGCGACCGCCTTGGTCCAGCTGTTTCCTCGGCTGTCGGTGACGGCGGAGAGGCCGCTTGGATAGTTGGCGACGATCAGGATGAGCTTGCTCCCGGCCGTCACCGGAGCACTGAACGACAGGGTCGCAGTGGCCCCGGATCCGGCCGTGCGCAGCGCCGGAGAGGTCTGGATCAGCGTTGCAGCCACGTGCCTGGCTCTCCGCGCCGCATCACAGCGGCGGCACGTCGATCACGTAGTCGTCGACGGCACCAGAGCCCCAGTTGCTGGCAAACACCACCTTGCTCAAGTCGTGGTTTGGCACCGCCTGGTGCTCGCCGAAGTAGCCGCCGTAGTCGCCTCCCTGCACGCGGGTGTGCGCCAGGTTGAGCAGGCGGCCGCCCGGCTTCAGCTCGGCCAAGAACACCTTTCGGTACTGCGGCGCCAGCATCGTGTCGGGGCTGCGTTTCGGGTCGTGGCCCATGTAGTCGGCGTAGGTGCTGATCACGGCCCACCCCGGCTTGCCGAAGGCCTTGCCGCTGATGTGGCAGGCGTAGGCGCTACCGTAGCGCGGGTACAGCGGGACCAGGTCGAACGCGCTGCTGGCGCCAACGTCGCACCGGATGGCCCGGATCTGTCCGGCGTTGTAGTCGGCGATCACGAGCAGGTCCTCGCCGCTCGGCCCCATGCAGAGGTCGGAATGCTCTGACGCGCCGTGCAGCTGCACGTATGCAGAAAAATCCGGCAGGTAGGCCCGAGTGCCCTTGCTGTCGACCCACGACGGCACGACGCGGCTACCGCTTGGCGTGATGCTGACGTGGTCTGGCCGGCTGGTGGTGGACATCGTGTGCACCTTGCCGGCCGCGATGTCGACATAGGCCAGGCCCAGCATGGCGAAGCTGTCGGTTTCGACCTGCAGCGCGATCTTCGTGCCGTCGGCCGAGAAGCAGCCTTCGCCCTTCGTCCAAGCACGCGCAGCGTTCGACCACGGCAGCTTGCCGCGCAGGTCGAACAGCACCGAGGCCCGGCCGGTGCGCACGTTCAGCGCGTACCAGGTCAGTCCGCCGTTGTTGGCGGTGTGCAGCACCACGTCCGGGTCGGTCGGGTGCCACTGCGCCTCGCAGTTGCCAGCCAATGGTAGGCGGCCCAGGTCGCGGCCCGTGGCGATGTCGTGCACGTGCCAGTGGCCGGAGGTGATCCAGATCAGCAGCTTCGTGCTGTCGGCGTTGATCGCCTGCTTGCGGCTGTAGAAGTGCCGCGCGTATGAACAGTTGTGCTGACCACGCGCGTCCGTCACGCGCCGCACCGTGACGCCGTAGGCTGGGTCGACGTAGGTCTCACCCAGGGGCGGCTTCGGGACGTACTGGATCGGGTCGGCCGACAGCGCGCGCAGCAGCACGATGGGCGCGGGCGACGGTGCAGGCGGCGCAGGCGGCGCCTGAGGATCGGGCTCAGGGGCTGGCGCCGGAGGCGCAGGCGGCTCGGGAGCAGGTGCCTGAGGGTCCTCGAGCCCCGTCGGGGGATGGTACAGCTCGGACACCTGGTCCTCGAGCACTGCCACGCGTTGCTCCAGCTGCGCCACCTGCGCGCGCAGCGCCTGCAGCTCGGCCTGGCTCGCCGCGCCGAGATCCTCAGGCAAAGCCGGGATGGAAAACTCGATCTTGTTCATGCTGCATTCAGAGGATCAGGTCTTCGCGCGTGACGATCACCGTGCTGCCGTCGACGTACACGCGCACACCGTCGAGCTCGGCCACCACCCACTCCATGCGCTGCGGCTCTGACGTCGGCACCGTGCCGGCGATGGCCAGCAGCCGGGCGACCGCCTCTCGCGCATCCATGTCCGGGCTGCTGACCAGCTCGCCAGCCAGCTCGTTGAGCTGCGGCAGCAGCACCTCGGCAGCGGGCTTGCGGGCGATGCCGCGGATCCCGCGCCGTCGGAACATCCGAGCCGCAGCGCCGTGCGCGACCACCTGCACAGCGCCGTTGCTGGCGACGCACAGCCCCTCGTCCTCGCGGACGATCTCGAAGGGCACCGGATCGGCCGCGCCCATCAGATCTCGTCCCAGGCCAGCGTGAGGGTCTCGGCCGGCGTCAGCCCCCCGGTCGCAGCAGACGTCACCTCGCACAGCAGCACCAGGTGGTCGCCTTGCTCACCGATGCCGGAGTACGGTCCCGCACCGAGCACCAGCGGCGACCCCGCGGTGTAGGAAAAGAAGTCCTGGTAGCCGCTGCTCGACGATCCCTGCGCCGGCGTGGCGTAGCTGGCTGCCGTCTTGGCCCACACGTTGATACCCGCGCCCATGTCGTTGCTGCCATCGCTGTAGACACGGATGTTCGTGATCTGCGTGTAGCTGCCGCCGACGACGCTCAGGCGCAGGTACTTCTCGAAGCTCCACTCGGAGCCAGCCTCCGGCTTGACCAGCGGATCGCTGAGGTCGACGGCGGCGTTGTCGGCCTTCTTGAAGCGAATCGTGCCGCCCGTCTTGTCGGTAGCGGTACCGCTCGGGCCGTTCTTTTCGATGAGCTGGACGTTTGCAGCCATATCAGAGGTCCTCTCTCACGGTGATGCGCACGAGGTCGTGCGGGATGATCAGCTCGGCCGTGTCCAGGTGCTGCAGGCGCACCTCGGCATGCCACTCGCCGGCCGCATCGAAGATGGCGCCAGGCACCTGCGCCTGCACGCGGCCGCCTGCGCCCGGCGTGTCGTAGGGCGGCTCGGTGTTGATTGAGCCGTCGGGCATGACGCGACCGGGGAGCTTGCTGCAATCGACGTCGCCGGCGGCGGCTGGGGCGCCTGCGCGCCGCACGCGCAGGCGCACGGCCAGGTTGCTGTCGCTCACGTCGAGGGGCAGCCGCGTCGACTTGTCCGTCAACGTCAGCACCAGGCGAGCGCTGCTGTTGCGCACGAGCTGGATGTCGTAGCGGCTCACGGCGCACCCTCCTCGCTCACGGCATCGGAGAGGCTGGCGCGCTCTGCGTACAGGCTTCGAGCGTCGGCAAGGTGACGCTCAGCCGCGCCTGCAAGCTCGACCTGAAGGCGCAGACTTTCGCCCAGTACGTCCCCGAGGGCGGCAGCTCGGGCTTCACAGGTGGGCCCGGGATCCGCGGCGGATTCACCGGCGCCGGCGGCATAGGCGGCGATGGCGTGCTGCAGCTGCTCGACATCACCGCGATGCCGAGCAACAGCGCGCTCAAGCTGCGCGACTTGCTCCATGTGCTCACGTGCAGTCTCCTGTGCGACATGCCAGCGCCGGTTCTCCAGGCGCCGGATCTCGATCAGCTGCTCGACGCGCTCGCGCTCCGCCGCCCACTTCTCGGCGGTATGCTCGGCGCGGACCTTGGCCAGCACTTCGCGCGTCTCGGCATGCGCAGCACGCTCGCGCGCGAGCCGCACCGACTGCACGGCAATGATCAGCGCGGTCGGCGCCAGCAGCAGCGCCACGACCCACAGAGGCACACCCGAGCCGACCCTCATGCCAGCACCTTGCGCGCGTGTTCGTAGAGCTCTACGCGATCGTCGAGGCCGGTGGTATTGCCGTCCTCATGCCCGTGCAGGCCGCCGTTGATGGCTCGCGTCACTCCCTTGAAGTCGCCGGCGTCCACAAGCGCGTTGCAGCGCTTCCAGCACCAGTAAGCGCCGGCCGACAGCGCGGCGTATTGCTCCTGCAGCAGCAGCTCCGGCCTCGACACCAGGTCGACGCCCAGCATGTCGCCGATGCGCCGGTAGTTGTCGCGTCCGGTCAGCTGGATGAGTCCGCGGCCACGATAGCGCCAGCCATCGCCCGACAGCGGCTCGCCGTTGCCCATGCGACCGGCATAGATCAGGTTGGCAAGCTTCCCGGGCGCGTGCGCAAAGGGTACGGCCGACGCCAGCGTCGGGAAGCGGCGGGGCCACACCACGCACAAGCGCTGCGCCGTGTAGTTGAGGTTTTCCTCGATGCGCGTCAGCCGCGCGCTCTCGTAGGAGACCTGCGCCAGGAACGCCGCCACGCGATCGAGAGTGTCGATGTCGTAGCGGTCCATGGCCGCCACGAGGTGCGGGAGCCAGAGCTCTGCGCGGTCGTAGGAGCACGGCACCACGCGGGCCAGCAGGTCGACCGTCAGCGCCTTCATGGCCGCCCCTTGCAGACGTCTGCAGGCGGGCCGTGCCGCCAGCGGCCCGCACCGAGCACCATCGATGCGAGCAGCGCGCTCGAGAAGATCAGCGTCCCGAGCCCGGCCCAGGTGCCGAAGAGCTGCAGCTGGAAGGCGCAGGCCACCGCGGCGGTGCCCTTGAGGATGAACTGCCAGGCGACCCGGCGCAGCACCTGGGCATCGATCATCGCCAGACGGCAGAAGCAGGACCAGGCGATGGCCAGACAGACCAGCAGATTGGCGACGTGGATGAGCTCTTTAGTGTCCATCGCTCCTATCCCGGTCCGCCGGCGGCGGAACGTCGAGCCGTCGCTCGATGAGGCGGCCGAGCCTTTCCAGGATCCACCGGCCGAGGTAGTCGAGGTGCGTGCTGGCGCGCCCGAGGCCGATCGCCACGGGCGCGAGCAGCCAGTTGATGTTCTCGGTGCGAAGCAGCATCTGCAGGCCCATCGCGCAGCTGACCGACAGCAGCAGCGTGATGCCGACGGCGAACAGCATGAACAGTGCCGCGGACTTCAGCGAGCTGGCCGGACGCAGCGACAGTGCCCAGCCAGCGCCCACGATGGCGGACAGGAAGATGACGGCATACGGACCCAGGACAGACGCCAGATGCTCGCTGACGAAGCCAGCGAAGATGAGCGTGACGACGCTCACCGGATCCAGAGGCGAAGACGCGTTCACCGTTGCTGCCCCTCCTCGTCGTCGCTGCGGCGCGCCGCAGCGCCCTGCCCGCTTGCAGCGTCGGAGTCGAACACCAGGCCCTTGCTGCGGGCCTCGTCGCGGAAGCCGGAGATCTGCTCGAGCAGCTCCCACGGACTGATGCCGCGGCGACGCGCGACCTCGACCTCGCTCGCGAAACCGGCACGCACCAAGGTGACCCAGGCGGTCGCTTCCTTGACAGGGTCGATCCAGGGCATCGACTGGCCGATGAACAGGAAGTCGTGCTCCGTGCCAGGCACCACGTCGGCCGGGCGCGGCACCGCGCCCGACATGTGCGCGAGCAGCACCCAGCGCTCGAGCACCGGCTGCACGAACAGGCTCACGAAGTCGTCCGTCAGCACGGCGTAGTTGACCCACTGCTCGACGAGCTCCTGGCGCTGCGCGCTGTACGTCCCGTTGTAGTCGCGGCTGGCCGAGCTGTAGCTGATGCCGAAGCCGGCGGCGAAGGCGCGCAGCTGGCCTTGCCGGAACGTGATCAGGTTCGGGTTCGGCCGCTTGCTGTCGATCAGCCCGATGTCCTCACCCACCGCCAGCGTGTCGATGATCATGCCCGGAGCCATGCTCAGCTCGCGGGGTCTCGGGTTGCCCTGCTCGTCGGTCTCCGGGGCCATGTAGCCGCCACCGTCAGGGGCCTGCCGCTTGACGTACGCGGTGAGCATCGCAGCGACTTTCGCGGCGACGCGCTCGCTCTCCTCGTAGTCCTTGATGTCTTCAAGGCGAGTGATGACCGAGGCGAACTCGCTGATGCCGCGCAACTGGCCGATGCGGTCGACGCGCGAGACCTTGATCATGCGATCGGCCGGCACGCGCTTGAGGTCCTCGCCGCGCACGAAACGCACGTTCTCGCCCGGGTGCTGCTTGTAGACGTGGTAGGCCACTGGCTGGCCCCAGGCATTGATCTCGATGCCCTGGCGGATGCGCGCGCCCTGGTCGTAGTCCATCGGGATCAGGTCGGGCTCGAGCAGCTCGAGGCTGTACGGCACGCGCGAGGTGTGCGTCAGGTACGGCACTGGCCCGATCAGCTCGTGCGCGAAGGCCTCTCCATCCCGGATCCACGTGCTCGCAACCAGGCGCTGCACCTGAGCCCAGGAGTGCTGCCGGGTCACCTCCGGCCGCCGCTTCCACTCGCGGAAGGCCTGCGCCAGCGCGTAGGCGTAGTCCTTGTGGATGCTGCCGTCGGCACGGCGCGGCTGGAACTCGACGGCGATCCCGTTTGCGCCGACGAAGTTGTTGACCATGGTCCGCAGGGCACCGCGCGCGAGGTCGTGATTGCGCTGCAGGTGGCGCGCCTGGTCGCGCAGCGCCACTGCGCTCTTGCTCACGAGCTGGTTCGGCGAGGAACGATCGCGGTAGAACTTGCGCAGGCGTGACGGTTTCGCCGCCTCGTAGTACGCGAGCACCGTACGAGCCTGAACGCGACGCAAGGCGGCCGCCGGCGAGAACCAGCCGATGAGCCTGTCGAGCGCGTTCAAGGCAAGCATGCGGTCCTGACGGTCGTCCCTCTGCGCCACGCCACGCTCCTTATCGGCCATCCAGGCGCGCCAAGGAAAAGCCGAGCCCTCCGACCGTCGGCGTGCCCTTGGCCGCGGCCTCCTCCGCCGCGACCTTGGCTTCCCATTCCTTGCGGCCCTCGCGCACGAGGTCAAGGTCCTCCCTGCGTAAGACGCGGCCGTTGAGACGCACCTCCTTGCCTTCCAGGATGGCGGCCTCGGCGGCCAGGTACTTGGCCAGCATTTCGGTTGCGGTGCTCATGGCCAGTGAGCATGCCGGCCGGCCAGTGCCATTTCTAGGCAAGAGTGGGAAAAGTGCGCCCGGCGCCCTATGCGAATGTGATGCCGTAGGTGTCCGGCTCGAACTTCGGCGAGGCGCCGCCGGCACTGATCGTCTTGGCCTGTGCCAGCGGGCGCCAGAAGAGCAAGTTGCCGCCCGCGGCCGCGTCGCGCTGCTCGACCCATCCCACCGTGCCCCAGTCGCCAACCACCGGCGGGAACTGCAGCGTAATGTTGTTGCTGATGCGGCCACTGGTGCCGTCGCTCGGGTCAGTGGTGTCGGGCCCCTGCGTGCCCGAGATCGCAGTCATCGTCGAAGGCAGCGCCACTCTGGCATATCCGCCACCGGAGACCTCCGCGCCGCCGCCGGCGTTGCTCGGTGCCGCGGTCATCAGCCCGAGGTACGTGGTCGACGGCCAGCTGAAGGACTGGCCGCGGAACAGCAGGTCGATCATCTTGTTGGCCAGGTAGTCGCTCATGCCGCCGGACAGCCCCAGCGTGAACACGATGGACCCTGCCGAGAAGTACACCGGGTCGCTGTCGTTGATCACCAGCGGGGAAGCCAGCTCAGCCACCATCCACAGCTCGCCGTCGTCATCGAACAGGCCGATGTGGGTCACGGTGCCCCACGCGCTGCCCGCGGCGCCGAAGTCGACGATCTCGTTGTTGCTGGTCTGGTGGCTGGTGCCGGTGCTCGGTAGCGTGGTGCTCGCTCCCTGCGTGCCCGACCATGCCGACAGAGATCGCACGACCTCGACGCGGTCATAGTCGATGCCCGTCACCTCGGTATAGGTGTCGTCGTCGAAGTCGGTCAGCAGGCCGATGTACCAGCTGCTCGGCAGCGTGATTCCCTGGCCACGCAGGAAGTCGGCCAGCGCGTTCTTGGCGAGATTGGTCAGCTTGCTCATGATGGTCCTCACGCTCCACCGCCACCGCCCGGGTCGTAGCCCGCGTCAGTGACGTAAAAGTTGACTGTCCAGGTGCCCTGCACGACCTTGGTAGCTGCGTCGCGGATCTCGAACTTGATCGCACCGCGCTGCGTCGTGTAGTCGGCGTAGACGAAGCTGTGCTCCAGGTACCAGGTGCGCGTGGTACCCAAATTCAACCAGACACCGAAGGTGCCGACGAAGTTGCCGTAGTAGGTGTACTGGTCCTCGCCGAGGCCGCCGGTCAGCGCCAGGTTGGTCGCGCGCACCTCGAAGGCCGCGCACTGCGAGGGCTCGAACGGCCTACCGTAGGCCCACCTGTTGCCCCGTTGGGTGACCGTGCCCGAGCCCGCGTCGCTGTAAGGCAGCTCCTCGATGCGCTCGACACCGTCGTTGCGCAGGATGTAGGTTCCGCGTGCCTTCTGCGACGGGCTGCCGAAGGCCCTCACGTTGACGTTCGCCACGTTGACCAGCGGAATCGCGATCGGGCCGCCGCCACCGTCTTCGACGTCCTCGCCGCGGTCGACCGGATCCTGGATCTCGCCAGGCCCAGGCAGCAGGTGTGCGTCAGCCGCATGGACGCGGTTGTCTTCGGCAACGCCTGACAGCTCGAAGATCGGCGCGCCCTCGTCGGTGCGCCCCTGCGGGCGGATGGCCAGCAGCTTGACGATGATGCGGTGCTCGCCGGCAGGGCCGAAGACGAACTTCGGCCGCTCACGCGAGGCATCGTCGAGCACCAGATCGAAGTCGAGCACATGCGGCAGCACTACGTCTTGCGCAGCGGGCCCAGGTGACACCTGGATGGCATCGGTGACGCTCCCATCGTCGCGCAGCAGGCTCAGGTAATGCACCGCACCCTCGCGCCACTGTAGCGGCTCGGACAGCGTCATCACCCTGCTCACGCCGTCCCACGCCACCACATCGCCGGTCTGCCCCCATCCCGGGATGGCCGGCGCGAAGATCACCGGCGCCCCGTAGGACGGCAGCATGCCCTGCAGCTCGGTCTGCCACACCGGGAACTTTCGCCGGTACACGTTCGCCGCGGCGTGGTACAGCCCCTCGCGCCTGGCGTGCGTCACCCCGGTGATGCCTGGCAGGCGCATGCGCACAGGGTTGGCCACGTCCTCCTCTTCGAGGCCAGGCGCCGGGCAAAGCACCTCCTGCCAATCCCAGGAGCGGTTGTCGAAGTACTCGACGATGACGCCGTCGGCTGTCTCTTCCGTCGGCAGCAGGTAGGACATGCGCATGCTGCCAGGCAGGATGTTGCGCGCCGTGAAGGCGGTCACCGGCACGTCGTCCTGCTGGTCGCGGCGCAGGGTGCGCATGCCGTTGCGGTGGAACACGCGCGCGCGGCCGACCTGCGCGATGGTCTGGTCGGCGCTGTCGGAATCGACGCGGCTGTCGAACACGATGTCCAGCCGGTCCTGGCGCTGCGCCCACACCTGGTCGAGCTCGTAGAGGGTCTGCAGGTCGATGCGATGGTCGGGCAGGCCGTCGCCGTAGACCGGGTTGGTCCACTTGTCTGCCAGCGCCCAGGCAATGGAGCGCGTTTCCACAGGCACGGACCAGCCGCTGACCGGATGCCAGGTGCGCAGCTTGCGGCGAACGATCGCAGCGATGCGCCGCTGGGACATGCCCGACAGCTGCTCGCTCGCGCGGATCTTGACCTCGAGGTGCGTGACCGTCGGCGCGAGCGGCGCGTCCAGGTTCAGGTGCGCCCGCAGGCCGGCCCACTGGATGTCGTTGAGGTGCGTCTGCTTGTTGCTGCGGATGTCCGTGCGCACGACCCTCACCTGCGGCCGCATCGCCTTGGGCAGCTGGTAGAGGTAACTGCGCCGGATCGGCTCGCTGAGCTTTGCGCGGTAGGACTCGTTGGCCAGGACCTGCCACGCACCGATCGCCACGCCGAAGTCGTCAACTTCGCGGTACTCGATGCGCCAGGTCACGGTCTTGTTGTCGATGTCGCCATTGCTCTGTGCGATGCCAAGGCCGCGCGGAAAGATGATGTCGATGCCGATCGCCGTGGCGCGCTGGCGCGGGCCACAGGCATTGAAACCGCCGATGTACAGGCCGCTCTTCATGTCCTGGCCGGCGACCTCCGGCGACGTCACCACGCGCGGATCCACCAGCGTCGGCTGCTGGCCTGGCTGCAGGATCCTGTACTCGACGTCCTGGAAGTGGTCGATGTCGGTGTCGTCGATCTCGATGGCCTCGAAGGTGTAGACCCCGTGCCCCACCGCGAGCAGCGCGTGGTAGTACTGCTGGCCTGTCGGCTCGACCGTGTTGTCGTAGATCGAGTAGGGCTGCGCGGCGAAGTCGGGGAAGATCTTGTGGCGGCCATAGATCACCGGGATCGGCTCACCCGGCCGGGCCTGGTTGCCGGCCAGCGCCACGTTGTAGGTGTTGCCGCCGCCAGTGCCGTCGCGCATGCGAGGCTGCTCGACCGGCAGCAGTGCGTTGATCAGAAGGTTCGAACCCAGCACCAGGCCGGCCTGCACCAGCGTCGTGTTGGCGCCGGCGAGGATGCCCCACTCGCCGGTCAGGTACGGCGCGAAGTAGACCGCGGCCAGCATGGCCACCACCTGCAGCACCGTGCGCGAGCCCTGGTCGCCACCCTGAGGCACCAGATGCAGCTCGATCACGTCGCCGGCGAAGGCAGGCCGCTGCAGCCAGTAGTCGCGGCGCAGCCAGATCCCGTTGATCCGGCAGGCCCATGGCAGGTGCTCGGCTGGCACCAGGTCTCGCAGCGGCACGCCTGGCCGTACCGTCACGTGCACATCGGGCTCCACGCCCGGCAGCGGGTTGGTGTAGATCGCCAGCGTGGCACCGTAGGCACCCTCGACGGCCAGCGCCGTTGCCCGCCTGCGGAACTGCTGCAGCTCTCTCAGCATGCTGCTTGCCTCCAGAACTCGAAGTCGCGGAATCCGGCCAACCGCAGGTCAGCCAGGCGCTGCAGGCACACGCCCGCGCCGCTCACGCTGTGCAGCACATGCAGGCCGCCGTTGACCTCCAGCATGACACCGACGTGCCGACCGGTCGGTCCGGTCATCAGCACGATGTCCCACGGGCGCGGCAGCGGGTCCTGGCTTGGCTTCCAGCCGCTCATCTCGGCAGCCCGCTTGATGGCGCCGACGTTCTCCGGCGAATCGCGCAGGTCCACGTCGATGTGCGGCATCTCGATGCTGAGCTGCTCGCGGAACACCTTGCGCACCAGCCACCAGCAGTTCTCCTGCGCGGTGTGCGGGTGGCCGATCAGGTCGCATGCCCAGTGCTTCATCGCGCCACGAGCCCCGGGTATTCGCGCGCCAGGTAGTCCTTGGCCGGGAAGCCGCGGTTGGCGGGATCGCCGAACGACGCCTGGGCGCGGATCGTGGTCTCGCTCACCTCGACCTCCCGCAGCGTCAGCGTCAGCGACGGGTACAGCGCCGGCCCGGAGGGGTCGTCGGCGGCGTAGATGCGCAGGGTGACCGTGATCGGGTCCAGGCTCCTGAGCGCCGCGTCGAGCTGCGGCACCACGTGCTGCGACACGCCGTCGATCTCGATCATGAGCGTCGGCGTCTGCCCGCTGTCGGACTCCTCGGGCAGCTGCGCCCGCACCGGCACGGCGACGAAGCGCACCTGCTCGCCACCGCGCACCGGCGCATCATCCTCGATGCGAGCCACCAGGTCGGCGTGGTCATTGACCACCCAGATGGAGTCCGGGTTGCCCTCCTCGTCCGTGAAGGAGGGATGCCGCAGCTCGAAGGTCTCGAGCAGCGTGCGTCCCACCGGCGCGACGGTGGCCGCCTCGGCGAAGGCCTCGCTCATGCTGACGCCGTGCACGGCGTCCCGATAGACGGGCATCAGCCACCTCCCTCTTCGAGCTTGATCTCGCTCATGCGCGAGCCCTGGTTGCCGCGCACGTGCACCCACAAGTCGGAGTACTCTGCAACGTCGATGTCTGACCAGGGCCCGACGAGCTCAGGCATGCCGTTGCGCAGCACGGTGACGCCGGACGCGCTTACCTCCATCGCAAGGTCGAGCGTGGTTTTGCTGGGCAGCACCGTGTACGTGAAGAGGGACGCCCCGTGGAAGCTTCCTGAGAGGAACAGCTCCACGCCGTAGCCGTCGTACCAGGTGGCGTACAGCCGAATGCGGTCGCTTGCGTCGAAGCTGCGGCTCTCTTGGAGCGACACGATCATCGTCACGTCGGCGGTGCCCTCGCCCAGCTCGACGTCCCAGCTCAGGCGCAAGCTGGCGGACGGTGCAGTGCGGACCACCGGCGTCACCGCCTCCCTGTAGGACGTGGCGCCCGCGTTGCAGACCAGGTAACCACCTGCCAGCTCCGCTGCCTCGTAGCCGGTCTCGGATGGCCGCTCCCACGGCGCTCCGACCTCGGGCTGGTGGCCCTCGATGCTGCCGACGCCGGCGAAGGTGTCATGCAGGAGCACCACCTCGCCACCGCCACCACCCTCGTGCACCATCGGCGCCAAACTGCGGCCGCGCACCTCGAGCTCGGCCGTGACCGACCACCACCCGCCCGGCCGCCAGCTCCACTGCGGCGCGGTGATGAAGCGGAACACCGGCTGGGCATCGCCGCTCGGCACCGGCCACGGCGCGGCAAACCAACGGCCGCCACGCAGCAGCGCCGTCTCCCACCACTGCTCGAAGGCCGCGGCCTCGGCGGGCTTGAGCAGCCACTGCGCTGACGTGGTCGCCAGGAAGTCGCGCTGCGCGCTTCTGAACTGCGTCGGACCCGGCAGGTCCGAGCGGCGCCTGCGCTCCACAGGCCGGATCGGCAAGGAGGCAGGCGGCGGCAGCACAGCCGGGTAGATCGACGGCGTACTCATGCCTCACCCTCAAGCTCGACCAGCACTTCTGCCGCCAGCTGCGGCACCGCGGTGACCCGCCCCCAGAGCGGCACTTCGACCTCCGCAGCCAAGTCGGAGATCGACACGGTCCCCTCCATGGTCACGTCGACCTCGGCAGCGAGCCAGATCTCGGTCGTCAGCTGCGCGGAACCGCTCAGGCCAACGAGCACCTCTGCCGCCAGTGTCGACAGCACAGGCGGCTCGATGCTTGGCTCGCCAGTGAGCAGCAGCTCAGCCGAGATCTGCCACACCACGCCGTTGCGCGTGGGCAGCGGATCGGCCCGGTACGCCTCGGCGAAGCGCGCCTCCCACCACACCTCGCCAAGCGAAGGGCTCCTCACCTTGGCCGCGAAGGCCACCTCGCCCGCGCGCAGGTCGCGCTCGAACCACTCGTGAAACTGCGCGGCCTGCGAGGGCGTGAGCAGCAGGGACACCGACCGCACGCGCGGGGCCGTGGTGTAGACACGCCGCAGGCGCGCCTCGCCGGTGCTCATCGGCACGCGCGCGTAGACGGTCTGCGGCTGGTCCTCGTGGCCGGCTGCGAGCCAGGCAGGGAAGTTGCCCGGCAAGGCGATCTGTGGCAGTGCCACGGTCACCTCCCCATGCGCGGCGCGCCGACAGCGCGGTTGAGGCCATAGGTACCCTTGAGCGCGCGCGCCACCCGGCCGCCGCTGGCCACGCTCTCGGCCACGATGTCCTCGATGTAGACCCGCAAGGTGTCGCCGTCGAACTCGCGGCGCACCTCTCGCTGCGGCGTGCCCATGTTGACGAACTCGATCTTCGGCACGGCACGGCCGCCGCGCTCGTACTCGCGCGCCTCCTCTACGCTGAGCACGCGCTCGCCTCGGCGGGCGATGATCGGCACCTCGTCTCCCACCAGGCCGCCGTTGTGGTAGCGCGGCGCACCGATGAACACGGCCGGATCGACTGCCCGCGTCATCGGCGGCGTGTCCCCGACCGTGCCGCCGGAGTGGAAGGCGCCGAAGACGCTGAAGATGGCGTCGCCGATCGACTTGACGCCGCCAGCGAGGAATCGGTCATAGGCCAGGCGCGACATCTCGCTCTGGATGAAGCCGACCAGGTCGCGCGCACTGACCCGGCCAGTGCGGTTCCATTCGGCGAAGGCCTCGCGGCCGCGATCAATGAAGCCGCTCATGAAGTCGTTGTAGGTCTTGCGCATCATCGCCGTGGTGTCGCGCCAACCTTCGATCAGCTTCTGCCAGCCTGGCTTGAGCTGCTCGTTGAGCTGTTCGTTGCGCAGGCGCACGTGCTCGGCGAGCACTTGCTCTGCCTCCTCGCGGGCCTGGCTGCCTTCGGCGAAAACGGCCAGGCGCGCGCGCATGGTCTCTTCCTCGATCTGCAACAGGCGGCGCCCCCGCTCCCGCTCGTCCTGGATCAGCTCGGCAGTCAGCGTGCGGTTGCGGTTGCGCAGTTCGACCATCAGCGAGGTCGCCGACTCGATGCGCTCCTTGCGCCGCTGCATCGCCTCCTCACGGACGGCGCGCTCGGACTCCGCAACCGCCCGGTCGAAGTCATCGCTGCCGTCGTCGATCGCGGCGCGACGCGCGTCGAGCTCCACCAGCTGCTTGCGTAGCGTGACGATGCGCGCCTCGCGCTGCAGCTCCTCGGCGGCCGTGGCGGCCACCTTGCGCCGCTCCAGGGCAATCTCGGCCTCGACGAGCTTGGCCGCAATGTCGAGCGACTGCCGATCCAGCTGCGCCCTGCGCTGCAGGTAGGCGTCCTTGTCGACAAGCTGCAGCGCGTAGCTGCGCTCAAGCTGACGGCGCGCCGCTTCGAGGCCGGCTTCACGCACGGCACCCTCGCGCTCGAGGGATGCCTTCTCCAGCGCCAGGCGCGCCTCCGCCGTGGCCCGCGCCTCCTGCAGGAGCTTGTCACCGCCGCCCTGAGTCTTGATCAGCTTCTCCACCAGCTCCCGGTAGCGCTGCAGCGAGATGTCGCCCGCCTGGTAGGCCTCGTGCAGCGCCTGCAGGCTCTTCATGTAGGTCTGGTTGACCCCGCTCAGCTGGCTGGTCACCTCGCCGAGTGCCTTGAGGCGGCGCTGCCGTGCCTCCTCCTCCTGGCGCAGGAAGGTCTCGAGCGACTCGTTGTCCGCCTGGCGCAGGGACGGCGCATTGCGCAGCGTCGCAGCCTGCTTGGCCTGCTCCAGCTTGGCGATCACGCCCTCGAGATAGCCGATCTGCCCCCGCAGGTAGAAGCCGCCACCACCGCGCTCCTCGAGCTCCGCCTTGAGCTCGGCCAGCTCTTCGCGCGCCTGCTGCAGCTTGCCGTCGAGCGTCTGCGCGCTGTACGAGAAGGCGTTCATCGGGTTCAGGAAGCGCAGCACGGCGCCGGTACCGGCCGCCAGCTGCCCGAAGAATCCGTCGCCCTCGTCGCGCGCCGCCTCGATCGACTCGGAGATCCCGTTCATGGCATCCTGCAGGATCTCGAGCTGGCCTGCCATGAAGCTCCCGACGCCCGAGCGCGAGACGTTCTGCAGGAGACGCTCCCATGCCGAGTGCACGCGGTTGATCGAGGCCTCGGCACGCTGCCCCGCCCGTTCGGAGGCCTCGCCCAGCTCCATCTCCAGCTGACGGGCAAAGCGCGGCAGGAAGTCCGCGGCGATCACCTGACCTTGCTCGAGCATCTTGCTCAACTCGGCAGTCGTCACACCCATCGCGCGCGCTGCAATCTGAAATGCGCCCGGCAGGCGTTCCCCGAGCTGGCCACGCAACTCTTCGGCCTGCACGGTGCCCTTGCTGATCATCTGAGTGAGCGCGAGGAACACACCTTGCGTCTCGTCGGCCGACAGCCCCATCACGGCCGCGGCCTTGGCGATAGATTCGAAGACTTGCCGAGCCCCTTGCCCCTCCAGCGTGGTCTCACGCGCACCGGCCGCGAAGCGAGCGTAGGCTCGTGCGGCGGTGTCGAACTGCAGTCCGAGGCGCGACGTCGTGTCGCGCAGGAAGTTGATGTCGCGAGCCAGGCGCTGCTGGCCCACCGAGAAGCTCAGGGTGGTCAGCAGCCGCTCCGCGCGGACCTGCGGCTGCAGCAGCGCATCCCCGAGGGCCTGCATGCGGCCGATCAGGTAGTTCACGGCCAAAGCGCTCGCGCCGCTCGAGCCCAGATTGAGCAGCGTGCGCGACAGCTTGGCCGTCCCGGCGTCGGCGCGTCCGGACTCCTCGGTCAGCTTCTTGGCACCCACCGCGATCCTGTCGAGCGCCTCGGCCGAGCGCCTGGCGGCCTCGTCGAAGCCCTTGCTGTCCGCGGTGATGTCGACGACCAGACGACGCGTCACGGCTCCACCCCTTCACTCATTCATGACCTCGCGCGCAGCGAGCTCCATCGCCTTGAGCTGCGGCAGCAGCACGTGCAGCGGCTGCCGGTGCGGCACATGGCGGCATGCCGCGATCACCACAGGCAGCGCCGAGTAGTCCAGGCCCTCGAACAGCAGGCGCGGCTCTCCCTGCCTGAGGGTGATCTGCGTGCGCCACTGCGTCTCCATCAGGTTGAACACCTGGACCGCGTACCAGTTCTCCGGCCACACCTCCAACACCTCGACCTTGTGCCGCGCCTCGAGCACCTTGCGGGCGAAGTCGAGCTGCTGCGGCGTGGCTCCGAAGGCCTTCAGCGCCTGCAGCGGAGTCTCGTCGAACTCCGGGCCGCCACGCGCCCATGTCGTGGCGGCCTCGATCAGTTTTTTTGCCGTGCCTTTCCGAGGCTGTCGAAGAAGGCCATGACCACCGCAGTGGGCAGGCCCTGCACACGCAGCAGGGCGTGCTTTGCAGCCGCGGTAACCGGGAGGTCAGAGCCGTCCGGCGCCTGCACACCGCGCCAGCCTTCGAGGATCCGTTCGGCCACCTGCAGATCGCTGAGGCCCTTCTCCCGGATGTCCTTGACCAGCGCCTCGAGCTCGGTTTCGCCCATCCGCTTGAAGCGAGCCTCGAAGGTGTGTTCCTCGTGCACGCCACCATCGGTCGGGAGCTGGAAGGTGACCGGCCAGAAGTAGGACGGTGAAAGTGCGAGCTTGAACATTGCTTCAGAAGGAAGTGACGATGCGCAGCTCGTCGTTGCCGCTGTTGGGGACAAAGCGCAGGTCGAAGCCGATCAGGCGGCGACCGTTGAGCTCCTGCTTGCTCGGGTTGATGCGCTGGACGCCGGGCGCGTGGATCATCACGCGACGGCCAGGCACGGTGCCGTGGATCCACGACAGCGCGGTCAGCGTCGCCGCCTTGACCGCCGCCATCGCGGTCACCTCGTCCGAAGCCGACAGGTCCAGGCGAATGTTGCCAGTCACCTGGCGGTTGGTGATGTCGACCGACTCCAGGCCAAGCAGCGGTGTGAACTGCAGGTCGTTGCCGCAGTTGATCACGATGCCGCCGGAGGCGACGGTCGCACCGCCCGTGATCGCCGGCTCGCCGGTCGTGTTGATCGTGCCGCCGATGTTGATATCGCCGCTGTTCGCGTCCGTCACCACCTGCGGCGTCATCCAGGCGCTCAGGTCCAGCGTCGGTGCGGTCGCAGCCGTGTCGCCACCATCGCAGCCGATGAAGCGGAAGCTCAGCACCGGCCGGTTGCCGACCTCGCCATTGAGTGTGAAGTCACCGCGCGCGCCCAGCAGCTTGTGCAGGACGCCGTCGTCGTAGTAGTACAGGGTCACAGACTTCGCGTCATCCGTGGTCGGCGTGTAGTCGACGCGCGTGTCCGTCTCGACCGTTTCCTCGTAGCCGCAGGCCTGCAGCAGCGGGCCCCAGGCTGGCGGCTGGCCGGGCGTGCCGCTGCCGACCAGCTCGATGTCGAAGGTGATCTCCTTGAACGCGGTGCCCACCAGCTGCTCGCTCGCGCCGAAGTACGGACGCACGATGTCGCGGTCGACGTTGTTCGCGTTGAGCGGGTTGATGGTCTGGTTGCTGATCAGCAGCGCGTTCGCGCCCGTCGGCGTGGCGTCCGTCTTGTAGGTCGCCTCCAGGGCAGCGAGGATAGCGGTCTTGCGAGTATAGCGGGCCATGTTCAGGCTCCTTGCAGGGTGCGTGCAGTGGTGCGATGGCGCACCGGGAAGATGGCGATCGTGCAGCCGGCGCGCCGTTCGCCGTCATCGGTGTCCCAGGCGAGCGTCGGATCCTCGACGTTGTCGACCAGGCCGCCGAGCGTCGGGTCGGCCATCAGCCGCTCGTAGACCTGTGCGAACAGCCGGTCAGAGGCTTCGTCCGGCGACTCCTCGCCGTCGGCGCGGGCGTAGCACTCGATCGCGATGTTGGTGATCCAGTCGACCGGATGGCCTTCGATGGTGGCCCGGTCCTGAGGCGTGGATCCGTCCTTTCGGACGACGATGGTGTACTTGACCTCCCGGGCGACAGCGCGAGCCAGGAATCGGTGCACGCCGCCGTCGGCCAGAGCCGGCTCGGCGCGCAGGATCTCCACGATCCTCGACACGACTCGGCTGTGCGCGATCTCGCCCGTCATGGCAGCTCCAGGTCCAGTTCGGTCTGCCCGAGCTCGAGCAGATCGACGCGGCCTTGCGGAGCGACGCGGAAGGCAATCGCGCGGCCATGTACCCGCACCTCCACCGGCGTGCCGCCATCCACGCCCGGGGGCAGGTCGGCGGTGACGCAGGTGAAGCTCGGGCGGCTGGTGCGCATGCCGGCGTCTCCGAGCGTCGCCACGTCCAGCCCTTCGTCGAAGACACCGTCGATAACGGTGCCCTCGATCGACGCACGAGCGTTGGCCAGCTGTCGGATCGACATCTGGCCAAGCTGCGCTTCAAGGGCTGCGAAGAGCATCGCCATGTCAGGCGTTGATCTTGATCTCCACCGTCGTGACGCCACTGCCGGCGGCCTTGAAGGCGTAGCCGGCCAGCGTGTTGTCGGTGGACGTCGTGGTCAGGCGCTTGTTGGTGTCATCCCAGTACAGGAGGTCACCTTGCCCGACCACGTCCGTGCCGAGCTTGGCGATGGTCCACACGCCGGTCACCGCCACGGACCCGGACTTGCCATCCGGGATGTCGACCAGCACCACGCCGATGCGCGAGCCGATCTTCAGGACAGTGCCTGACGAGATGATGGCACCGGACGCATTGGTGTACTCCATCACGTCGCCCGGCTGTACATAGGTCTTGGCCATGTTGCTTCCTTCAGTTGGCGCGGCCGGCTGGCCGCGCTAGGTTTCGTTCGATGCTGCTGTGGTCCGACGGCAATCAGGCGCCGGCGTTGCGCACCGCCCCACGGTGGTCGATGCCGCAGACGCCGTAGTCCAGACGCACCTTCCAGCGCGCGCCGTCGACGGTGAAGCCGTCCTGCAGCTCCAGGTACGGCTCGTCGTTGCCGTCAAGGAATGCCACCTCCAGGACCGGCGCGACATCAGGATCCGCGAAGGCGTACCAGGCCGTGCCCGTGAGGCGCGGGGTGTCGACAATGTCGCTGAACAGGCCGCGCACCATGTTCGGCCGCTGCAGCTTGTTGGCGGTGTCCGGGTCGTACTGCGAGTCGTTGACCACGCGGGCGGTGCCGCCTAGGCCCAGCGGTCCGAGCCACACAGCCGGACGGATGTCCAGGAAGTCGTTGTTGCTGACGTCCTTCTGCGAGGCCATCGTGACGCGCGCATCGTCGAAGGTCGTCACCGACGGCGCACCGGCCGAGCCGATGTTGCCGTGGTCGGTGTGGAACAGGGTCTTTCCGTCCGAGAGGATCGGACCCAAGCCGCTGTTCGAGGTCAGCGTGGCGTACACATCCGCCTCGACGGTGCGCCGCGCCGCGCGGCCCAGGGCCGTCGCCAGGCCGACGAAAGCATCGAGGTCGTCGTTGATGATCGCCTCGCGGCTGATGTTGATGATGTTGCCCTTGGTGCTGATCTGCACCGAGGCCTTCTCGCCGTCCGGAATCGTCTTGTTCCGGAACTCGCCCAGCTCGGTCTTCGGGTCCAGGTTGCCGAAGCTACCCAGGCGGTAGCGGTTGTGCGCGCGGAAGTCGGAGACCGAGCCGCGCTTGCAGAAGCGCGACCAGGTGTCGGCTTGGACGGCATAGGCGGCCTGCAGCGCCTTGTGCATCGTGTTCTCGAGCAGGATCGGGAAGTCGCTCGAGCTCTGCGTGAACGCCAGGGCGACGATGCGCATCGGCTCGAGGCCACGGGTGTCGACGCCGACGCGCTCCAGGCTGGCACGCGCCACGTCGATCAGCCGCATGCCGCGGTACGGGTTCTGGCCATCGGCGCGCACGCGCTGGCCCTTGCGGTCCACCGCGCCGGCGCGCGCCAGGAGTGCCATCACCGCGGCGTTGCGGCGCTTGTCGGCCTCGTCCTCGAGCGTGACGACGTAGCTGCCGGCCACCGGCTCCGCGCCCTTGGCCAGCGCAGCCAGGATCTTCCGGTTTGCCTCCGCGACCGTGCACTGCACGTCGCTCTCGCACTGCGCGAGCAGCTCAGCCATGCCCTCGCGACCAGCGAACGGCTGGAACGCGGCGCGGATGTCGGCGATGCGTTGACGCTCGGCGGCAGCGCCTTCGGCTTTCGCCTGCTCGATGGCCTGGGCGTCCGGTTCGAGCGCCGCCTTGTCCTTGGGGTTGTCGACTTTGCCAGTCATGGAGATCTCCGTGGGTTGCGCGGCGGCTGCCGCAGGGGTACGCCGCGCCTGCGCGAACGCGGCAGGCACGTCACGAAAGCGGGTCAGGTCGAGGGCGGCCATCACGTCCTGGGGACTGCTGCTGATCACCTCGTCGATGAAGCCGGCCTCCTTGGCCTCGGCGGCCGTGTACCAGTGGTCCCTGCCGTCGGTGAGCAGCCGCAGCATCTCGTCCTCGGGCTTGCCGGTCTTGGCCGCGTAGCTGGCGGCCATGGCGCGCGCCCAGGTGTCCAGGATGTCGGCCACCTCGCGCAGCTCCGCCGCATTGCCGGCCGTGTAGGTCCACGGCGCGTGCACCATGTAGCCGGCGTTGTCGGCCATCTCGACGCGATCACCGCCGAGGGCGACCAGGCTTGCGATTGAGAGGGCCCAGCCTTCGATCACCGTCGTGATGTGCGCCTTGTGGCGCTTCATCGCGTTGTGAATCGCGATGCCATCGGGGACCGAGCCTCCGATCGAGTTGATCCGCACGATGATCTGCTGGACGTCGAGCGCGTTGAGCTCGCGCACGAAGTCACTCGCGCTGACGGACTCGCGCAGCCAGCTGTCGCCGATCTCACCGTAGATCAGGATCTCGGCAGAGCTCGCCGCGGCGAGCGGCGCGCCGGTCGCAGCTGCCAGCGCGGCGGCGGCGATGGCGGTGTGCTGTCGGATGCTGTACCACTTGGACTTGGCCATGACGTCTCCCGCTCAGCTGCGGGACCTGTTCGACATGGCCGCCAGTTTTCGTTGTCGGCATTCCCATTTCTAGGCAAAAGCGGGAAAACTTATGACCCGCTGTGCCTGGTCGGGTGCCGCCGCACGATGCGATAGACGGTCGACTTGCTCAGGCCGTACTTCTTGCAGACGTCTGCTAGGTTGGTCCCATTGAACTCCTGGCGCACCGCTGCATCGCGCGCAGCGAGATCCTGCGGCCTCTTCGGGATGTAGATGCGCTGGCCACCAAGGCGCATGCGCAGGGCGTCGACGAACATGTGTGCGAACATGTCCGCCCATGGATCCTTGAGGCCCATGTGCTCGCGCACCATGGACGAGATCTCGCTCACCAGGCTCTCGGCGGCGGCCTGCTCGTGTTTCGGCTGCTCCATCACAGACGACTGCTCCACTCTTCGCTGCCGATCTGCACAGGGCGTGCGGGCGGTCGCATCGGCCTGGCCGCCGGCACGGACTGAGGTGTGGGGAGATGTACCGGCGCGGCACCAGCGGGTGCCGGCACGGGCACGGCGACCGGAGCGGGCCTCGGTGGCGCAGCATGGCCGGCCGCCGGTTCCTCCTCGACCAGCAGCGGCTGCTGCCGCAGGCGCACCTCGGCCATGCGCCACTGCGCCGGCTTGCGCAGGTGCAGCCGCAAGTGGCGGCACAACCAGACGGCATAGACCGTGCAGTCCAGCGCCTCGTTGCGACGGTCCTTTCGATCGACCCAGTTGCGCACGCGCGGATTGCGCTTGCTCGGGATCTTGATCGCTCCGAGCAGCTGCTCGTAGAAGTCGTCGCGCACGCCGCGATACCAATGCATGCGCCCGGGGCCGTTGCCTGTCAGGCGCACGCGGCCACCGTGCTCCGACCAGCCGAGGATCAGGTCCTTCGCCTTGGCCGTGCCCACAGTGTGCACCTGGACGCCGAGGCGCGAGGCCTTCGTCGACCGTACGTTGGGGTCGACGGCCTTCGGCGGCGTCCAGATCTCGACCTTGCCGACGGAATCCGCGGCTCCCTTGACGGCCAGCACCGGGCGCTCAGGGCTGTTGTGCTTGCGGACGAACTGGTAAACGGCCTCGTTGGTCTGCCCGTCCGAGCTGTCGATCGCGACGCCGATGATCCGCATGCCGGCGCCGCACGCGTGCTTCACGCGCCGGTTCATGAGCTGCTCGAGCTCTAGCCAGGCGCCCTGGTGCGCGATCACCGTCTGCCCGTAGTGCTCGCCCCAGTACGCGAGCCACATCTCCTCGCCGGCACCGACGGTCCACACCGTGACCGCCAGGCGGTCGTGCTGCACGTCGACCGTCATCAGCGCCTCGAGGCCTCCGGCCGGCGAGGTCCACTCCTCGTAGTCCTCGGCGCGGCCGCGCAGCTCCTCTTCCTCCGGCAGCTCGCCGCGGTATTCCCAAGGCAGGCCCAGGCAGCTGTTCCAGAAGGCGATCATGTCGCCGGGATCGCCCTCCTCCATCTTGTGCTTGGCCTCGAGGTACTTGCGCGCCAGGACCGGCACGTAGGAGCCTGAGAACGTGCTCAGCAGCTCGTTGAGGTAGAAGCCAGGCGTGTCGCTGGCCGCAGTCGCGATGAACCCGCCGCCGGCCTGCTTCGCGCGCCGGATGTTGGCCACGCGCTCCTCGTCAGACCAGATCGTGCCGCAGTGCGGGCAGGTGTAGTACGCATCTTCCCAGCGGGCACGACCGTAGATCTCGCGCCGCGGCCACTTCTGGTCGAGCTCGGCCGGCGTCAGAGCCGCGTCCTCTTCGCTGAGGGTCAGGCCAGGGATCGTCACGTAGTCCCAGCTGGGCACGTGCATCTCGCCGCAGGCGTGGCACGGGACGTGGAAGTAGCGCTGGTCCGTCTTGGCCATCTCGGCCTCGACCACGCTCGCGCCCTTGGCCGTTGGCGTGCCCCCGATGACGATCAGGTGGTCCGGGTAGGTCTTGGCGCGTTCCTCGAGCAGCTTGACGCTGTTGCCCTGCCCCTTCACGTCGCCGGAGACGTCGTCTGGCTCCTCGATGATCACGACGCGCGCGCTGGTCGACTTCACGTCGCTGGGGCTGTTCGTGCCGACCAGCTTCAAGAGGCCACCAGGGAACTTCTTTCGCAGCGCGCTGTTGCCCTGGGCGCGGCTCTTGAGCGAGATCCTGCTGCGCAGCGCCGGCGTCGCCTGGATCATCGGATCGAGCTTCTCGCTCGCAAAGTCCTTGGCCGCCTGAGCGCGCGGGAAAGCGGCCACGATCACGCTCGGCCGGTGGTGGACGTTGTAGCCGATGATGTTGCAGACAATGCCGGCCGTGTAGCCGACCTGAGCGCTCTTCTGCACCACGATCTTGCGGGTCATGCGCTCGCCGGCGACCTCTGCGATCTCGCGCAGCGCCGGCGAGATGTCCCACTTGAATCGGCCAGGCAGCGCCGTCTCCTCGGCGCTCAGCACGCGGTAGCGCTCGGCCCAGGCAGCCGGTGTGAGCGGCGGCGGCGGGGACAGCTTCGACCACACGCGCGCAAACAGGCGTCGCAGCGTCGCGCGCGCCCACGCGTCGCCAGTGGATGCACGGTCTGCCTGGGCGAAGGTCATCCCTCGATCACCTCCTCGTCCAGGTCTCCGGCGTCCTCGTCGAGCTCGTCCTCGGGATCCGCGCGCCAGTTGGCCAGTCGGCGCAGGAACTCGTCGAAGGCCTCGCGCAGCGTCTGTTCCATGGCGTCTCGGTCCTTGCCGATCAGCAGCGCCGCCAGGCGCATCGGCTCGCCGCGCAGGAACTCGCGCGCATTGAGCACCGCGCTGCGCCACAGCGGCTCGATCGCGTCAGCAGGCACCAGCTGGCCACGCTCGCGCGCCAGCTCCATCTCGATGCGCTCGGCCTGCACACGGTGCAGGCGATCCTTCGACGACTCCGGTGCCGCGGCCTTGCGCACCTCGCGCTCGACCAGCCATCGGATGCACGCGGCGGAGTCGTACTGGCTCGCCACGCCCGGCCCGCCGCGCACGGCGACCGGGAAGCCCTGCTCCTGCCACTCGACGATGGTCTTCGGAGCCACACCGAAAACGTCGGCGATAGTCTCTTGGCCCTCGATCATCATGCTTACTTACCTCCTGCAGCCGGCCAGAACTAGCGTTTGGGGGAGGTCCGAACTAC